CCGCTGGAAAACTTGAGGAGCGCGCGGTCTTTGAACTGAAGGATGCGCTGCTCGTTGGAGCTGATCTGAATGTTGCCCCACTGATTGAAGTAGCGAATGGCCTGCAACAGCGAGCGGATGCCCGGCTCCAGCGACTGGAAGAACAGGTCACCATTGACGGTGGTGATCGACCGGCCACTCACCCAGCCGTTGGCGATCTGCACCACAGTCATCAGGGGCTGCGTGTTGTTGTTGGCGGCAATCCAGTCCGTGCGGGTCACGGGGACGTTCAGCGCGTAGATGGCCTGGCTGGTGCCGACGAACAGACGACCCTGCCCCAGGGCGGCGTCGATGTTGGCCGAGTGACGCACGCCCCGGATCAAGTTGCCGTCGTTGGAAGGAATCTTGAAGCCGTCACCACCGAGCACCTGTGGGTTCTCCGTCACGTTGAGCACCGAGTCGGTGAAATCGTAGGCGAGTGTTCCAGAGTTTCCGCCCACGATGTCGCCGGCCGAGATGCTGCGACCCTGCGCATACCACAGCCGGCCCATGAAATAGTCCATCGCCCCGGCAGATGGGATTTCGTTGACACCTGGAGTTCCAGGAGCCACCACCGGATTGGTGATGCCCTTGCTGCGGCGCAGGAAGTTTCCATCCCAGATGAACGGCAGCGTCGTGCCGTCGCCCGCCTGGATGACCAGGAACTGCTCGGCCTGACAGAACTCCACCATGAAGTCCAGACCGTCCGGGTTGAACTGTGGCGTGTTGTGGAATTGCAGCGTCAGGTCGGTGACCACGCCGGTGTTCACATCCACCTTCAGGATGTGGCCGCTGATGGACATGATCTGATAGGGGTCGGCGTCGTTGAGCGGGGAGTAGAGGAACTTGCCCTGAAAAAGTTTGGAGCGGTCAGCCACCCGGCAGATACGGGTGAAGCCCGCGCGGCAGGTGATCCCGCCGTCCCGCAGGCTGGCGTTGTCGAGCCAAGCGAGTTGGCTGCGTTTGAGCCCGTTTGGATTTCGTGCCGACTGGATGGTGGTCACCGCCTGGGAATCAATGCCGTCACTCCAGTCCAGCGAGCCATCCGTGATGATGATGTCCGATTCGGGCATTGACGCTACATTGGAGTTGAAACACCTTGGTTTCAATAAAAATGACAGACGACCCCACCCCGGAAGACGCCCCTCAAACTCCCGAGCCCACTCCGGCGGTTCCCTACATCAAGCCGACCTACATCAAGTCATCGGGCCGATTCAAGAAATATAACCTGTGGTGGCAGCACTCGAAGAACCCCATGGCCATGGAGCTGGACATGATCCGGCACGGTGGAAAATGGAAGAAACAGGACGGGGAAGAGGCTGGCAATGGGCTGTTCTACCACTACCGTCGCTTCCAGGAGATCGCCTGGCCCACCAAAATCTGGGAGAAGGGTCCGTTCAAAAACCACTGGGCGGAGAAGTGCCTGGAGGTCTATCTCAACTACGTCTACATCGGGGCCATGGGCTGCGCCGGATCAGGAAAGTCCGACAGCTTCGGCGGGAACGTCCTGACCGACTGGTATGCCCACAGTGATTGCACCACCGTCCTGGTCAGCTCCACTGACCTGAAGAGTCTTGAGCTGCGCATCTGGGGAATGATCAAAAAGTATCACCGTGCGGCCAAGCAGGACAATAATTGGCTGCCCGGTTTTCTCATTGAAGGTAAGCAGATGCTGACCCTCAACCCCAAAGAGGAAGCGGGCGACGGGCGCGACTTCAAGAATGGGATCATTGCTGTCGCGTGCAAGAAAGGCAGCCAGTTCGTCGGCCTCGGTCCCTTGATTGGTATCCATAATAAGCGTGTCCGTTTACTCGCCGACGAGTGCAATCTGATGCCCCGCGCTTTTCTTGATTCAGCATCCAACCTCAGTAAGTGTCAAGACTTCAAGCTCGTCGGCCTCGGAAATCCGAATGAGACAACCAACGCCCACGGTTTTCTGTGCGAGCCATCCCAGGAGTTGGGCGGCTGGGAAGGTGGTGCCGACCAGGAGCCGGGCACCAAGACTTGGGCCACCAAGTTCCCACGGGGCATCTGCATCCAGCTGCCAGGATCAGACTCCCCCAACATGAAGGTGGGACTTGGTGAGTCCCCTCCGTTCCCGTTCCTGATCACACGCCAGCAGATGGAGGACGACGCCGCCATCTGGGGCAAGGACGACTGGCACTACACCATGATGAACGAGGCGAAGATGCCCCGAGGTCAGGGCAGCCGCCGCGTCATCACCCGTCAGTCCTGTCTCAAGCATGGCGCGTTCGAGGAGCCAAACTTTCGGGACAGCCGGCGCACGAGCATTGGCTTCCTGGACGCCGCCTACCGTGGAGTGGGTGGCGACCGCTGTGTGTTTGGTGAGCTGCAATGGGGCGCTGAGATCGAGCCCATGAACGAGGACGTGCTTACCACGACCATGATCTCCCACAACCCCCAAATGTCCAAGGGCCGGAACATCATCGCCCTGATCGACCTGGTGACCATCCCGCTGCTCTCGGACATCAACGCCGAGCCTCCCGAAGACCAGATCGCCAAGTTCGTGATGAAGCAGTGCGCCAACCGGAACATCATGGCCGAGAATTTCTTCTACGACGCCGGCATGCGCACCTCCCTGGTGCAGGCGTTCGCCCGGCTGTGGGACGTGCGCACCAACTCCATCGACTGCGGTGGCAAGCCCTCCGAGTCCATGGTGTCGGCCGAGATTCAGAAGAGCTGCCGGGACTACTACTCCAAGCTGATCACCGAGATGTGGTTCAGCGTCCGCATGGCCATTGAAGCCGGCCAGTTCCGTGGCATGACCGAGGAGGCGTGCACCGAGTTCAGCCAGCGCGAGTGGAAGTTGATTTCCGGCAACCGGATTGAGGTGGAGTCCAAGGAGGACATGAAGATCAAGACCGGCCGCAGCCCTGACCTGGCAGACGCTATTGCTATCGGGATGGCGGGCGCGCGCATCCGTGGGTTCGTCATCACCCGGCTATCCACCCTGGCGCCCAAGTCCAAGCCCAACGGCCCGGACTGGCGCAAGGACATCAAAGAAAGAGCCCGGAAACTTGCGGTCTCCGGGCTGTTAAACTACCAGGCCTGATTCCTACCTCGGAATTCCGAGGTAGGATTATTTCGTGACGTTGTAAACCAGATCGCTCAGCGCACCCTGGACTCCCACCAGCGTGGCGTGCTTCTCAATGGCAGCCTTAGCCTCAGCACTGCCAGACGCCTCCACGCCCTGGATGACCGTCTTGGTCAGCAGCGCGCTCCCTTTGGCCTGGTCGTTCTTGCGCTTGGCGAACCAGGTGGCTACAGCCGCCACGGCTCCCAATCCCAGGTCAAGAAGACCGGCGTAGGGGTTGATCGCAGAAGTAGCCCCGACCACAGCGTGGCCGGTGTCGAGAACGGTGGTGAGGCGCGGGTCCACAATGTAGTTGGTGGTGGCCGGCGTGCCGGTCGCAGGGTTGGCGGGCGTGACCTTGGCGGTGGTGCAGCCCAGGATCAAAGCCAGGACTACGACAGGGAGGATGTATTTAATCTTCATAGGATTTGCTTCGAGTCTTCCGTTTCCGGGCACGTTTGGCAATGATTTTCGCTATCAGCCAGTCAGTGCACTTGAACATCATGAACAGGAAAGTGCCAATGCCTGCCAGGGCCGAGGCCAAGTCACTCCACTCCTTGAGTGTGAGGGAGGTGACGGTGCCAACCACCCCGAGCAAGATTGTCTTCATACCCTTCGTTAGTCCCGAGTTCTCGTGAGATTCGCTCATAATAGCAATCTCCTCTGGTTGCACAGGCTGATCTATGGGGTGTTCTGCCCACATCATTGTTTTACTGTTGCCCAATCCGAATAGCTGTCGTCTGCGCGAGCACGAACCTTGAAAAACTGCTGTGGGCGGGCGAGGAACACCGCCTCCCGGTTGGTGGTCACCCGGTCCAGTTCCCACACCTTCAAATCTACGCTCGACCATACCTCAAACTCCACCGGAATTGTATCCGAATAATCCCAGGACACCTTCCACGCCATCGGCACCGGTGTCACCACCAACGAGCGGGCTGCCGTCCTGTGCGGCATGGTGTCGATCTGAGCGCCACCCACACCCAGCAGCGCCAGGAGTGGCAGCCATAGTTTCACGGACCGATTCGCAAATTGGTTGGGGCCGGCAGCTTCGGTGTTGTGTAAAGCACCAGGTTGCTGAAATCGCTCTCGTTCGTCCCTTCCCGGCTCACCGCCACGAAGCTGAATGACGTGTTCCAGGTGAGATTTGAAATGGTGATGGAATTCGTCCCCGTCACCATGTTGGTCCGCAGCACCGTGGCCGCATTTGTGATCAGCTGCGTCGAAGTGTAAACCGCAAAATTAGTGATCGCCGGCGTCGCCACGGGAACGTCCCAGGCCAGCTTAACATCGGCGGCCTTGCTGGTGATCAAGACCAAAAGCACTAGAAAACTGACGGCAAGTTTCTTCATGGTGTCTGCACATAGATGTCCCACATGGCCAGCACCAGCGCCTCGTCCAGGCTCGTGCCGTAGCACAGGTAGCACTTGGCGTAGTCCAGCAGAGTATTGGTAGCGGTGGCCATTATGCACTCGCTTTCACTTCAAAGGCGACCATGGCGTATTGCGCCGACGCCTGCGTGATGACCACCGTGTTATCCGTGCTGCGCAGCTGGTAAACCATCACCGAAATGGAGGTGGCAATGCTGGTGTCGAAGTCCTTGGACCAGCCCGCTTCCGGGACGCTGCCGCTGACGTTGCTGTTGACCGCGCCGAACACACCGTTGCGGCCGGTCGCGCTGAGGGCCGCCAGGTTCACGGTTGGATTGGTGGCGCCCACGCTGTTGGCCACACCCGACTGCACGATGGCGCCGCTGCCGTTGGTGCCTGAGGTGTCCGCGCCGGTGACTTGGACCACCCTCACGATTGCATTGGTCACCGCTCCAGCGAAGGTCACCGTGGCAGCGCCAGAGGTCGGAGCTGCCCCCATGGCGCGCCAGACTTCCATGTTGGCCGCGCCGGTCCCGCCACCCGTGGTGTTGTTCACCTTCACCCAGGTCAAGCCGTTGCCGGCGATGGAAGTCACCGCCACGCCACCCACCGCGCCGTTGCTGACAAAGGCCAGCACCAGCGCATTAGCCGTCGGCTGAAACGTGGGTGTGATCACTGTGGCTGAAGAACCGGCCTGACTGATCAACGCCAGTCCAGATTCAACGAGCCCCGCTGAAGTGGGATTGGCAATCTGGTCCAGCAGGGCCAGCTTCAAAAGCTGCATGATGCTCGCGCCATAGCAGGCGTAGCACTTCGAGTATTCCAACAGCGCGCCCGCGCTGACATCGGCGGTAGGCGTGATGGCCAGAAGTTTGCGGCGCAGAAGCGCCAGTTCCAAAAGCTGGGGGATGCTGCCGCCAAAGCAGGCGTAGCACTGAACCTCTCCCAGCAGAGTGTTGGTAGGAATTGCGGCCATATTTTATTCCATCATGTCGTAACTGCCACCGCCACCTTCCTCGCCGACATAGCTCACCTGAACCTGGTCGTCGAGGACCTTCTCGATCTTCACCTTGCAGGTGTGACCGGGTTGGAGGTCCTTGCCTCCGAAGAAATCCATGGGTAACAGCGCCACCTGACTGGCGGGCTGGTCGTCGTTCGGAGCACCCTCGGGCGCTTCCGTCCCTGCAACTGCGGGGACCGACTCGTCTCCGTCGTTGTCGCCGTGATTGTCGCTGAAATAGTCTGGCATACGTTTGTTCTCCGGAAAATCCGCCCCGGCCATTTAGACCGGGGCGGATGAACCCAGTAACCCACACCAAACTGCCTAGCCCGTGATCGGGCCGTCCTGGCTGCCAGTCGGAACGCCAGTGCCATACGTGCCCGAACCAGCCGGGCAAACCGCATTGGCGCTGTTGTAGCTCTGCGCCGGGTAACCCGGGGAGGCGGAGCACACGTCGATCTGCGGGATGCAGAACTGTTCACGCTTGTGGAAATACACACGAGCGAACTCGTAGTGCAGCGGCCGGACGTAATACTTGAACCACGCCGCAAAGCGACCCTTGTTGCCCCAGGCGTTGTTGATGACCGCGCCCGACGCATCCGCGCCGAGGTTGTTCATCTGGAACTGCCACTTGCCGCCGAAGTCCCGGTGGCTGAACGGCATCTCCGGATTGAGCGGCGCCGCATCCGGGACCAAGAGTTCCATGGCCTTTTTGTGCCACTGGAAGCTGATCGCAAACTGGGCCGTGTCGAAATACGGATTGACGTTGGAACCGATGCCCGACGCACCACCTGCACCGGTCGTGGGACCGTTGGTGTAGGGGAGCACGATCTGGTAGCGATACCGGTTCCCGTTGCCGCCGTGCGCACCCGCGCCGAGGTCGGTGACGTAGTTGAACCGCAGACCCATCTCGTCCATGCGGGCCATGTAGTTCCCGATCTGGCCCGAGTAGCCATAGCGCCAATAAGCATTGGCGGCGGACCACTCCGTGAACCGCCAGTTGGAAGCGGTGTTGGGCGTGGACCCGCCACCACTGCCAAGCTGACCGCCGAGTTTGTCGAGGAACCAGATGGTGTCCATGTCGGTCACCAGCTCGATGAACGGACTGGTTTCCTTGAACGGGTTCTTCCCGGCATAGCCCTCACGCATGGACTTGGAGAAGTTGTTCTGCAACATCTGGGGGACCAGATGGAACAGCTGCGTGGGCGCGGCGGAGGTGTCGAAGTAGATTTCCTCGTCGTTCAGTGTGCCAGCGGTCTGCCACTGGAAGCTGAAGTTGGAGAGGAGCGCGTTGGCCATGTGGCGATACTTGGCCCACAACAGAGCCCGCTTGCGCAGGAAGTTGCTGGACACCGCAATGGTGGCCGGGCGGAGGATTTCGCTGATGATCTGGGCCAGATGCTGCTCGGCCTGGGTCACGTGCATGTCCTGGTCGTAGCAGATCAGGGGCGTGGACCAGACCTGTTGTTCGGCATAGTAAGTCAGCCGATCAGCACCCCAACCGATTTTGTTGTCGGTCGGATCACAATAGTTGCCATCGCAACCAGGTCCGTTCCCTTGAACGCGGTTCCAGACCTTGGTGGTGTTGGGCCACACAGAGCGGAAGCGGTCCTGGGTGATTTCAACGGGCGTCCCCATGGGGGTCGTCCCAGTGCCGACATTCAGAATCCAGCCGTCTGTCGGACGAATGTCCTCCATGATCAGCTCGTCGAAACGCGGCGTTTCATCGACAAGGAACTGCGGAAAATCGCAGGCTTGGATGATTTGGCCAGCAGGGCAACTCATATTTTTGTATTACGGAAATTGTTTTCGGTTCGAGGCCGTCGTCGCTATGCGCCAATGCGCAGGCGTTCGGACTCTGGATTTGGCGCTTATAGCCCGCCGGGCGACCTAAGCAGCGGTCGGCTGGTTGGAACTAGACTCCCAACTGTCCACGTTGACGGGTGTCAACGGAAAGACAGATAGACCACCGCTGGCCTATCTGTCAAACAATGAATTCCTACCTCGGAATTCCGAGGTAGCTATTTGGCGCGCTTGTTGAGCCGGCTCATGAGCCCGCCCATGCCGCCATTTCCAGTGACCATGGACGGAGGTGCAGCGGCTCCCCGGCCGGTAAAGTCGGGCACGGTCTCCTCATACTGGCCCAGCTTGGCCTCCAACTCCTTGATGCGGGCGACGTGCCGCTCGTCGCGCAGTCGCATGGCCCCGAAGGCCGCCGCGCGGGCCCGCACGGACGCATGCCGGCGGATAGCCTCCGCGCGCTGCTCCCGCGTGAGCTTCGGGTCGCTCAGGTTCATCTTGGCGGTCTCGTCCACGAACGCCCAGCCCTTGTTGAGTCGGGTGTTTAGGTCCTCGTCGCCCTCCACGGGCTTGAAATAGTGGCCGGTCTGCGGGTTTTCCAGGATGGACTTGTTGTAGCTCTCCCACTCCCGCATGGACATCTGATTCATCTCTTCCATGTGCCGGGCCTGCTCAGCCGTCTGCTTGGCGGACATCTCAACGCCGGATTTCTTGGCATCATCCAACGCCTTCTTCTGCTGCTCGAACAGCCCCTTGATCTCCTTGCGGTAGGCCATGACCTCCGGCGCCATGCCACCGAACAGAAGCTCGGCGGACTCCTTGGCATCCTTGATGGGCATGTTCACCAACTCCATGAGGTCATTCACATTCATGGGGCGCTCCCTGCCCGCGCCGTCGTCGATGGTCAGGTCACCCAGCTCGGCCATGGCGCGCTTCCATGACTCCTCGTAGGGCTTCTGGTATTTCTCGGTGAACTCGGCACTCTTGGAGTAGTCCACGAACTTGATCTGCTCCTCCAGCTCCTGGTTGCGCTTCTCGATCTTGGACAGCCGTTCAAATTCCTTTTTGTGGGCCTCTGGGTCCTGCACGCGCTGGCGCAGGTCGGCCAGCTCGGCATCCCGCTGCTTGAGGGTGGCCTCGTGCTCCTTGATCTTATGCCACGGGTTTACACCCTTTTTCTTTTCACCAGCTACCTCGGGAGGTGTGACGGCTTCACCGGGTTTGGCGGCCCCTTCTGATCCGGGAAGAACGGCGGCAGGAGCAGTGGCGGTAAGTTCATCGCCCTCCTCTGCCGGAGCCACTGCTGTTGCTGGTGGTAATGCGTCGGGGGCCTTGGCGGTCTGCGGTTTTGGTGCGGTGCGGTCATTGGTGTCTTTTCCTGTAGCGCGTAGGCGCTCGAACATTTTCTCCGAGGACTTCTTGCCGTCGTCATGGACCTGCACAGGCGGTGTGGTCACCGGCGGACGGACAGCGGTCGCCGGGGCCGGCGGCGTGGCGGTAGGAGCCGGCGCGGCTGCCGCGCGGCCCATCATGGATGACAGCTTAATCTCACCACCGGAGGGCGGCAGCGTGCCGCGTGGAGTTCCGGTCGGCTGATTAACAATGTTGGGTGCGGGAGCTAAGACTACGTCGGCCATATCAGTATTTGAGTTGTTGGGTTTGGGTTTGCCGTGGTGGGAGGGTGGCGGTCTCGCCGAGGTGGCGAAGGATTTCTACGAACTCCAGGGCGCCTTGAATCTTGAAATGGTTCGTGGCCGCTCCGGTCACGTCCTTGTCCGCCACGTTGGCCTGCCGCCGTTGCATCTCCATCAAGGCCATGTCGATGGAGAAGTTGAGCTGCGGGTTCTGCATCAGCTCCCGGTGCGCACTGACGGTGCTCGGAATGGTTTGGAACTTCTGCCGAGGTGTCGGGTTTACAACTGCCGATGGTTTATCAGCCATATTTGCTGAACATGCTTACAGCCTCGGAATCCGGTTGTCACTTCTTTTTCTTGGCAGCGGGTTTGGGCTTGGCGGCAGCGGCCTTCTTGGCGGTGATGATCTTCTGCTCGTCGGCCTTCTTCTGCGACTCCAGCGCCTGCTCGTCCAGCGCCTTCTGGTGTTCCAGCTCGGCCTGGGCCTCGGAATTCCGAAGAGCCAGGTCGTGCTGATGCTCGATGTGCGACTTGCCGAACTCGTGACCGGCCTCCAGCATGCCGCGCCGCTTCTCGATGTCGAAGGCCTCCTGCTTGCGCTTCTCCTCCATCTCGAACTGAATCTGCCGCTGCGCCGTTTTCTGCGCGTGAGCGGTGGCGCCGGACTCCGCCTTGGCCTTGGCTTGAATGAGCATGGACTGCACCTTGCCCTGGGTCTCGGGGTCCTGACCGCCGCCCTGGGCCTTCTGGGCCTCCTGCATCTTCTGCGTCATGGCCTTCACGGCGTTCATGACCTTGGAGAGCTGCTGCTGATACTGCGTGACCCGCTGCTTCTCCTCCGGGTTCTGCGCGATGATCTGGAGGTGGCCAGCAATGTTGTTGGCGATCATGTTCAGACCATTGATCCGCTCGGGCGTCGGCGGCACCGGCTGCTGCACCAGCGTGACCAGCGAGTGGAGCAGGGTGTCCACGTATTCCACATGGTTCATCCCGGACTTCACATCCACCGGCAGGCCCTGCATCAGGGTCCCGGCCGCCAGCTGCGCGTCGTGGACGGAGTCGGTGATCTTGGCAACACTGTCGGGCACGTAAGACTGGGCTCGCGCGGGGTCTTCCGTCACCGCCAGGGTGAAGTCGCGCAGAATAAGGCGCTGAGCTTCCGGGTCGTAAAGATTACGAGCCTGCATGAGCTGCTGCGCAATGGCCATCTCCATGGTCTTGTTGCCGGCCCCCATGGTGCGCTCGGGCTCCAGGTCCCAACACTCCGGGTTGTAGAGAATGTTCTGCGGCACGCCCTGGCGAATGCAGTTGGATTGGAACTGACGGACCTCCGGGTCAGGTGAGCCCCTGATGGTGAACCGGCGGAAGCTCTCCCGGTATTCCGGCAGCTGGTAAGCGTAAGCCTGCTGCAACCCGGCGGAGACGAGGCTGGTCATGGCGGTGGTCTCGGCCATCACCTCGAACTTGGTCTTCTCGACGTTGCCTCGCGTGGAGCCGTTGTCCGCCGTGTAGGAGGCGGAGTTCTGCGAGATGATGTTCTTGTTCTCCTGGAGCCCCAGCTCGACCAGCTGCGCGTTGATCTGGTAGCGCATGTTGGCCGGCACGAAGTCGATGGTGTCGTCGATGAACCCACGGTTGATCAGGTCCACCTTGAGCGCGCGCTGGGCGTCGTCACCCGACTTGATCCGAAAGTAGACGAGCATCTGCTCGAAGACCGACTCGCTGAACTTGCAGCGCATCCGGTTTTGCAGGTGACAGACGGCGTAGAGCAGGAAGCCCAGTGACCGAACTGAGTGATACTGGAACGGCGCCACGGCCGACAGGTCAGCGAACTGCCAGTTGATGATCTGCGCGATCTCAGTGGCGAACACGCGCTCGCCCGGGTTGTAGAGGAAACGTCCCTTGGAGCCGGAGAAGAAGTCGTCGGTCTTGGCGGTCAGTTCCGCGCCACCGGCCGCCGGTGAATCCCAGTAGTCAAGGATCATGCGCCTCCGCCAGCCTTCCTTGCCGCCCTCGTCCGACCAGAAGTAAAAGTCGAATGCGCTGATGGTGGCTACCGCATCACCAATGTAAAACCCGCCGTCGCCCTTGACGCGCTCGTTCACCTTTTCCGGCGACCACACGTCGGGCCAGTTCGCGCCCATCAGGGCCATGGACTCCTTGTCGATCCACTTGATGCAGTCGCGCACCATGGGCATGTTCCAGCCCGGATCAGCCACAGCCTTGTTGGTGAGCTTGATCAGTTCGGGAGCAGTGAAGGTCTTGCGGATGGCGAAGAAGGGCAGGTTCTCCATGGAGAGGAGCGTCTTGGCGGGCACGAACACGTCCTCGATGGCCAGCGCGTCCGGGCGCCAGCGTTTGGAGTCACGGAAGCCGGCCGGGGAAATGCCATGCAGCACGTCCATCGCAAACTTGGAGCGCATCGTCTCCATGTAAGGAAGCGACCGCTTCATGATCCGGTTGACCTCCTTGGTCACGATGGTGCCATAAACAGACCGCTTGTGCGTAGCGCCGGTGTCCGTGCGGCAGGTGAAGAAATTTCCGGGTTTCTGAAAGGCTTGGTAGAACTGGGTGCGGGACTCGTGACCAACGCGGGTGGAGGAAAGGTCGTTGACGTTTACGCTGATGTTGTTGGCCAGGGCCTCGTCTTCCGAATAGGGCGGCACGCCGTTGAAGAGGTTATTGATCAGCGCGCGGTTCTTGCCCCGAGGGTAGTCCGATTGACGCATTTGCCAGCAGATGCTGTCCACCTGGGCCGGGTCTTTGAACTTCATTGGGTGTTGATACGACTATTGACCCCGGTTTTCAATGATTGCTTTTTCCGAGTCAATCACGGAGTGGATGACGTTCTCCAGTTCCTCCATGACCGCACGGCGGGAATTGCGACGCCAATGGGGTATCAGCGGATTGGGTCCCATGGCGATGATCTCCCGCAGCGGCGTGTTCTCCACCATGATCTCCGGGCTCACCCGGGTGATATGCCGGAACATGGGGTTGTTGTTCACGGCGATGGGCCGTCCCACGGCCAGAGCCATGTCCAAGGCTGAGGAAACCCCCATGGGACCACTGCCAGTGCTGCGGATAAAGCAGTTCAGGTCGTTGGCGGAAAGCCACTCCAGCACCTCGGCCTGCGGTTTGAATTCGTAGTCCACCTCGACCAACCTCGGATTTCCGAGGTTGAGACAAGCCTGCCCAACCGCGCGGGCCAGGGCACCGCTTGGGTCACAGTGGTCGGATGGCGCCAGGTGCAGGCGGATCAGCGCCAGTGGCATGTTCGCAGCCACAAACCTGACCATGTCAGCAGCCCAGGCTCCCACCAGTCCAGACAGGCCAATCTTGACGGGGCCGCTCAGGTCCCCGTGAGGCAGCACATCCCACTCGGGCAGCGGCCGGCCAATGGTAGTCAGGTTGCCGTAGCCCGGGGCCGACGAGTCAGACAGCAACCAGCGGTCGAACGGGCCGTTCATGGGGCCGTCGTGGTAGATGGCGATTTGTTTCACGCTGCACGGGAACGGCGCGTTGTGCATGGCGTTGCTGATGCCAGGGTGCACGTTGTAGATCACCACGTCGTAGAAATAGAGCGAGCCAATCTCAATCTCGGCCGGGCAGACCTGGTAGGTGCACTCCAGCTCCTTGGACATCTTCATGATGTCGAACAGGCGCAGCCCGTATTGGTGGACACCGCAGCGCGGCTGCACCGGGTTGATGAAAAGCACTCGGGTCATTTGACGATGTCCAATCCGCGCCGACTCTGGCAGCGCAAGGCGTCCCTCATTCCTTTGGAGGTCCACTTGGGGTGGGCCCACCAATCCTCGAACTCACCGTAGCCGTCGGCAATGACATCGGCGCAGACAAGATCATAGCCCCGCTCGAAGAGGAACTTGCGTATTTCATTTCGGAGGCCGTCACCCCGGTGGTAACGGTCGTGCTCGATGGTGATGGATTGGCAGACGACCTTGTCGTGCGGAAACGCTTGCAGCGCGCCCAGAGTGGCGTCATCACAGTCCACAGAAAGGTATCCCAGCACTGGCGGTAGAGTGGCGTATGCCTGAACCAGAGCGGCATTGGGTTTGGTAGCGTCGCACACGATGAACGGACTGCGACGGCCTTCGCAGGTCGGGGCAACATCACAAAGCACTCCCACCCACCCGATGAACTCCAGCGCCGCAGAGTTGGAATGAAACGTGGCGTGGTTACAGCCCAGGTCCACAAATCCTCCCTGCGAGATTTTGCCCGATAGAATGTAAGCATAGGTGTCCTGTCCAGCTTGAGCGGTGCTTGTCATGTTATCCCCATTGATCGTAGCGCCCGTTCCCGTAGGGCGGCAGAAAGTTAAAGTAGCATTTGATCTCGGGAGCGAAGGCGAACTTGGCCGAGTGCGCCGCCCAGATGCGGGTGATCAAGTCCCCATCCGCCTCATAAAAACCGTTGGCGCGATACTGCTTGAGCAGGTGGCCCTTGATGACCATTTGCTCCAGCCCGACGTGGGCGATGCGCATATTGGTCGGGTCAGCCACCAACAAATCCCCAGCCCGGCGCATTGATACCATAACCACGTCGGCCGTGTAGCGTTGAAGCTGGGCGAAAAAGTCAGGCGCGTAGTAATCGTCGTCCGTGAGGAGGATGTAGTATTCGTCATCTTTGATGTCCTGGTGGTCCAGGAACAGGTTGAGCATCCAGTGGCCGATGAAGAATCGGGGCGGTGGGGGCCGGCCGTGGATGGCTTTTATCCAGGACTGGCTGAATGCCATCATCGGCATGTCGTCGTCGATCATCAGCCACCACTTCACGTTCTGCGGTGCCAGCATGTCCCGCAGCGCGCGGAAGTTCCCCCAGCGGGAATACGGTGTGATGACGTTGTAGTTGTTCATTGGCCGTGAAGTCCATACCAAATCCGATTCCACCGCTTCCATCTACGACGTTGCCGAGAAGTGGTCCTTGAGCAGAAAGCTCCGAACGGATGGCTCACACTGACTGGCCCAGAATAGCGCGGAGATAGCCTTTTCAGAGCTTTCCAGATTCGATCTGGCTTGTTCAATGATTGCACTGCCATACGCTACACCCCTTCATGTCCATCGCCTTCGGCCACCGCGTGCCACGGCCCAGCCACGCCTCCGCTTCGTAGCGACCGCCTGCCAGGTGCTTCTCCGGCTCCAGCCGAGGGAGCGTGCGGAGGAAGTCGCCACGCGCCCACCAGAAGTTACCCGCAAAAAACGGAACGTGACCCGGACCTGGATAAGTCTCGGGAGTGTGATAGTGAACCCCAGCAGCTTCATAGCCTTGCTCCAGGTATCCCACACACTCCTTCCACCGGTCAACACAGTGCGTTTGCATGCACCACCGCCAGTTGGACATCTGGTCGTGCAGGCCGGTGCCCGGCGGATAGCTCAGGCCCTTCATGTGATGGTAGAGCACGTGGTGGTCGGGGTGATCCACCAGCCAGTCGCGCATCTTCATGAGCGTGGGCACCTCGCCCGACGGGAAGGTCTCCGGTGCGTTGAGGAACGTCTCCGCCTCGGGGATCATGCCGGCGATGGCGATCTCGTCGCCCAGCGTGCCATTGACCCCGACCATGAACGTGTCCGCCACGGCAAGGACCCCGGAATTCCGGAGAGCCTTCATCTGCTCCATGAGGATGTTGATCCCGTGCTGACCGTGGAAGGTCAGGCAGGTGTGATAGAAGACGGCCAGGGGTTTCATTTGGGGACTATCGGTAACTTGGAATCCCAAGGCACAAACACGTTTCGGAAGTAGCCCTCCTTGCAGTTGCAGATGTAGGCGTGGCCGAACTCGCCGTTCTCAAAAAGCACCTGAACCATCTGAAAGACAGCACCGTCGTTCTCCCCGCCCTTGAACTGGACCGTGGCGTAGGTCTCGTCATCGGGAACTATATGCGAAATGATCTTCATTTGTAGCCTATCCGGTCACAGAATTGGTCGAGCATCAGACACTTGTCGTTCTCAACATGATGCCACTGGTCGATTGCGAAGCAACCATCCCAAGTGACCATGTAATTGTAAAGTCCCATGCTGGCGACGTGGGCCAGAATGTTGTTCTGCCCGTGCTCGAACTCGTAGCGACTGCCGTTGGTCACCAGGTAAGGGTAGGAGTTGAGCAGCTGCGGCGGACACCAGAAGGCCGTGGTGCGGATGTGCGCGCGTGGCTGGTGAAAGGCCCACGGCCCGTAGAGCGCGGGGCCGTTCTCCTCGTAGACCCGGACAATGCGGTCCAGCCAGCCAGCCTGCCGGAAGTGGATGGGCGAGCCCAGGAACACCATGAGGTCGGCGGGAATCTTCTCCGACGCCCGCTGAAACGCACCGATGTCCTGCCCCCGGTTGTCGTGCATCATGAACGCCGGGCGCAGTGGATTGAACACCCGCTGGTAATTCGGCACCAGGTGCGGCACCCCCAGGTTCACCACGACATGCAGCTCATGGTCCACCTCACCAGGCGGGAACTGCATGTAGCTGTCCACGAAACGCCGGGCCAGCCCCGGGTAAACGTCAGCCTTCAGGTCCGGGTAAACGTAAATTACAGCGACCTTCATTTGGCCGCCAGCTCGTCAACCACCCAGCAGCCGGTCGGCACCGCCTGCAAGTCGCGCAGCACCGTCTCGCTCATGTGCGTCTTGATGAACGGCAGGGGCGTGTGGACCTTGAGCTTGAGCGGGCACAGGCAGACCTCGCAGACGTTGATCAGCAGGTCGTGCGGCGTGGAGAGCTTCCGCTCCTGCAACTGCTCGATCTGCCGCTTGATGGCGCCGGCCGCCGGCTTGGTGAACCAGCTCGTGAAGTCGCCCTTGGTGTTGCTCTTGCAGGTGGAGCACTTCAGGGCTCGCGCGGTGGACTGGTCCTGCGGGACGGGTGGTTCGCCTGAGTCGATCCAGTCGTTGAGGGTGCGCACGCCCGACCAGATTTTAACCGCCTTGGCCCCCGCAGCACTTACCTGCGCGATTTCCGACTGGCTGGGGGGCTTCGATTTTGGGATGGCACCCTCGCCTCCCATGAGACCGTCGAGGTAATCCGTCCAGCCATGTTGCAGGCAGAGGCGGACGTTGAACTGCTCCAGCTCATTGCCCACGTTGTCGATGTCGATGGCCCACCCGTGCTGGGCGACCAGGTCCGGACGAGACTTGCGGTGCGCTATGAGGTTCTGGACGATTACGGCAAAGCTGGCGAAGCGCGGGGCCTGCCAGCCTGTTTCCGGCTGAATGAATTTATAGCCGTTCGGAATTTGAGTCTGACGGCTCTTTAATCGGTATCCCATGGGCCCCTTTGTAGCACCCGTGAAAGTTTTTGCAAATAGTTATTGCGCCGTTTAGCTCAAGTGGGTAAATGGAGGCATGGCTGATTTGAAGAAGCGGAAGTGCCACTGCTGCGACGGCTCCGGCAAAGAGTTGGACAACTATGAAGTCGGGGCCGCCCTGCGTAAGCGACGACTCGCCGCCGACAAGACGCTCGCCCAGATCGCCCGCGCCATGTCCTACACCATCACGCACATCCACCACCTCGAACGAGGCATCCGCAACTGGACGCCCGACCTGGTGAAGCGTTACGAGAAGGCGCTGCTGTGACCGAACGCACCAAACCGAAATGACCCCTACCCTGTGGCGCTTGCACGACGCAATCGTGAACACCAAGAACCTGTCGGTCAAAGGCGCCATCAACCTCTTTGACGACGCTGGGCTGATCTCCAACCACTGCGTGTTCCTGGTGGACATTGCCGACGCCGACGCGCTCAAGTGCATCCAGTTTCTCAAAACCTACCAACCCCAAACCGTATGAAAATCGAACTCGATCACCAGACTGCCTTCACCATCCAGGTGGCGTGCGCCTGCGCGCTGCTGGTTGTGGTGGCCACCTTGATCTACCGCTACAACTCCATACCGTATGAGAAGGGCTATGTCCAAAAGGCGCTGCCCAACTCCACCCAAACCTATTGGACCAAAGAATGAACCTCACCGAATTATCCAAACAGGTCCACTCAGCCATGATAAAGTGGTGGCAGGACCCGCACACCAAACAGCCAATACAGCGCAACAAGGGTGAACTGATCGCCCTGGAACACTCCGAGTTGAGCGAGTGCATGGAAGGGGAACGTAAAAATCTGATGGACGACAAACTGCCGCAGTATCCCATGGCGGTGGTTGAGCAGGTGGACTGCCTTATCCGCATCCTGGATTACCTCGCCGGCTTTCATGGTGAGTGGGACGTTCAGGAAGTCTTCGATGCCAAGATGGCCTACAACGCAAAACGAGAAGACCACACTCATGAGGCCCGCGTCCTCGAAGAAGGAAAACAATTTTGAACATCCGACTCCTCGGTGACCGCCTGATCGTGCGGCCCATACCTCGTGAACAGATCGGCCTGATCGAACTGCCGCAGTCCCTCAAGGACGACAACAACGTGGGCGGCGCGAAGCTCTACTGGGTCATGGTGACCGGCCCAGGCAAGCGAAACAAGAAGGGCATTGTCATCCCCATTGAAGCTCAATACGGTGACCGCGTGTGGTGTCACAGCTACACCAAGGGCGTGGAGGACGTCAACCTCCCGAACGGTGACATGATCATCACGGCCGACCAGATTTTGATGGTTCTGCCAAGAGTGGAACCATCCTAGAAAGGGTGGTGATTAAAGTGCCCAAGAACAAAAAGGGAGCCAACAAAAAGATGGTCAAAGGCTCCGGAAGCAAATCCAAATGCGGCGGTTGTTGACCGCCCAAAACCCTACCTCGGAATTCCGAGGTAGGGAATTTTAACCAATATGCACCTGACCCACCGCCAAACCTGCCGCGTCTGCGGCTCCAAAGCCCTCACGCCCGTCATCGACCTGGGCCTGCAACATCTCCAAGGCTCCTTCGTGAAACTGGGCATGGAGATGCCACCCAACCGGCGCATCCCCTGCCAGATTGTGCGCTGCGATCCCAGCCGGGACGAGAATGCGTGCGGCCTCCTCCAGATGAAGCACACGGTGCCACCGTCCATCCTCTACTCCAACTACTGGTATGTCTCGGGCACGAACCAGACGATGCGCGATCACCTCAAGGGGATTGCCGAGGAGGCTGGTGAGTTTTTCACGGGCGCGGCAGCCACGTCGGTTTTGGACATCGGCTGCAACGACCTGACGCTGCTCAATTTCTTTTCCCCCATGCTCTACCACCGGGTGGGCATCGACCCCTCGAACGTGCCCCAGAAATCCAACACCGGGGACATCAAGGTGATCAATGACCTCTTCCCGTCCATCCAGCTGGAAGACCAGAAATTCAGCATCATCACCTCCATCGCCATGTTCTACGACCTGGAGGACCCGGTGGCCTTCTGCCGGGCGATCAAGCGCCACCTGCAAATCCCAGGCGTCTGGATCGTGGAGATGGCCTACATGCCGACCATGCTGGCCAACAACTCCTACGACACCATCTGCCACGAACACATCGAGTATTACTCGCTGACGGTCCTGGAGAAGATCATGAAGCTGGCCGGGCTGGAGATTTTCCGGGCCGAGCTGAACACCAGCAATGGTGGCAGCATCCGCTGCTTCGTGAAGCACGCCGCCATGGCACTCAAGTCCCCACCCGAGTGGACCGCCCAGTTGAAGTTCCTGCGGGAGTATGAATTCGACCTGGAGCTGGACACCGACAAGCCCTACGCCTCATTCCAGAGCCGAATCGAGAACCACCGTGACAAGCTGATGACGCTGCTACGCTCGATCAAGAAGCTGGGCAAGTCCATCCACCTCTATGGCGCGTCCACCAAGGGCAACACGCTGCTCCAGTTCTGCGGCATCGACAGCCGGCTGATCGACTGCGCGGCCGACCGCAACCCCATGAAGACCCAGGCCATGACGCTGGGCACAAACATCCAGATCGTCAGCGAGGAAGAGTCTCGCGCGCGCAAACCCGACTACTACCTGGTGCTCCCGTGGCACTTTAGAAAGGAATTCCTTGAACGTGAAAGAGACACCCAGGCCCAATTCATCTTCCCCCTTCCGGAGGTGGAAATCGTCTGATCTGAATAAGCGCCATCGTCAGGTGCTGGTCGGCATCGCCAGCGACATGACCATCAAGGAAATTGGCGCCCACCTGGGCATCAGTCACAAAACCGTGGAATACCACTGGGCCAAATTGAAAAAGACCATTGGCGTGCAGACCTACGTGGCCGCCGCCCTGTTCGCCCGCCGTCACCGCATAACATGAGAACCAACGCTGACCACCTGAAGGAATTCCGCAACCGCACGCATCCAGTCTACAAGACCGAGGACGACGCGCGCATGACCGGCTTCTTCGTAATCCCCCTGTCCAGGGAGGACCAGACCTACGCCATTGTGCTGGCCAACGAATCCTACCCTGGCGAGATGGAGTGGGAGCACGTGAGCGTGCGCATTGGCATCAAGAAATACCACGGCAAGCTGGCCGAGCGCATTCCCACCTGGCAGGAGATGTGCGCGGTGAAGGAGCTGTTCTGGGAGAAGACCGAGTGCGTCATGCAGCTGCACCCGCCCGATTCCGACTACGTGAACATCCACGACAACGTGCTGCACCTGTGGCGGCCGATGGACGGCGTGATCCCCATGCCACCCAAGGTGGCAGTGTAGTTTCGTGTTGTAACTGCCACGCCGTGGGATTAAACGTAGGGCTATGGCAAATGCCCTCTACGATCTCGCCCGTCAGTCTTTCCTTTCCCAGAACCCCTCCATCGACTGGGACACCGACAACATCAAGGTGGTCCTAGTGCGTGGCTACGTGCCCAACCTGGTCACCGATCAGTTCCTATCGAACGTCACTGGAGGTGGTGGCACCCTGGTGGCGACCAGCGCGAACCTGACCACCAAGACCGTGGCGGCCGGCGTAGCTGACGCGGATGACGTGACCTTCACGGCGGTGGCGGCGGGTGCGGCCTGCGACTACGTCATCGGCTACAAGGACACCGGCGTGGCTGGAACGTCCCCGCTGATCTTCGCCATCAATGTAGCGACCAACCTGCCCGTCACCCCCAACGGCGGCGACATCACCGTTCAGTGGGATGCTGGCGCGAACAAAATTTTCAAGCTCTAGTGAGCCGCATCGCCTACAACGAGCTTAGCTCCGTCCCCCAGATCGCCGACGGTCTGACTTTCGATAACACGACCCAGCTCATTTTTAATGAGGCGAACACCAAGTATGTGTTCCCGACGCACTTCTTCACGCTGGGCCGGACCATCCGCATCACCATAGCCGGCATGATGGCCAGCCCCAATGGGGTGGCTCAAACCCATCAGTTCTTCCTGGATTTCGGGACCGCTGGCACGGTCAACGTCTACATGACCGGAAACATTACACTCCTGGCCAGCGTAGTGCCCCAGTCGCCGTTCCTGTTCACTGGCATTTTCACAGTCCGCGCGGTGGGAATTGGCACCGCCACAACCCTGATGGCCATTGGGAATTTCATCTCCCAGACCACCATAGGGTCGGTGGACCCCACAGCGGGCGGCACCATCCAGCAGCTCCGTCCGGCTACCGCACCAGCAGTGGGTTCGGGGTTCAATATCGCCGAGGCCAGCCAGGCGCTGTGGTATTGGGCAACCAGCGGTGGACAGACCTACATGAAGACCACCATGATGATCGTGGAAGCCTTGAACTGATATGAGCCTGCAAACCTGGACTGAATGCCTGACGGCCTCGATTGTGGACGGCACCGCCAACACCACCGGAACCGCTGCCTCCTGCATCCCGCCGGTCAATGTGATCACGCTGCCCAGCTATTATTTCACCGTGGGTCGCACCTTCCGGATCACCGCCATGGGCCGCATCAGCTGCGCGGTCACCACACCGGGCACAGCCAAGTTTCAGATTCGCAGCGGGCCCACGGCCGCCATCAGCATTTTCGACACGGGTGCGCTCAACCTGAATATCGTCGCCAAGACCAACGTGCCGTGGCTGCTTCAGGCCATCATCACCTGCCGCGCGGCTGGCTCCGGCACCTCGACCAATTTCATGGGAGTGGCCACCCTCCAGTCCGAGGCCATCGTGGGCGCTCCACTCACCACGGTCGGCGGCAACGGCAGTCTGCTGGCTCCGGTCGGAACCCCCGTGGTGGGCACGGGCTGTGACAACACCGCTGCCAATCAGATGGACCTGTGGTTCACCCAAACAGTTGGCACTGGCTCATTGACGTGCCACATGTATGTTCTCGAAAGTCTGAATTAACCAAACAAAATTATGAGTCAACAAACCTGGTATGAAGTCCTGACGTGCGCCTCCTCGGACGGCCCGACGTTGACGGCCGCCGCGCGCGCGTCGTGCATCCCGACCGCCAACCGAATCGTGCTGCCGAACAACTATTTTTACATCGGACGCGCCATCCGATTCCAGCTGTCCGGGCGCATCAGCTGTGTGGTGACCACGCCAGGAACCTTCCGCTTCGATGTCTGCATGGGCAGCGCGGGCACTACCATCGTGTTTGATACGCTGGCCCAGAATCTGAACATTGTGGCCAAAACCACAGTGCCGTGGTCATTGGACTTGATCCTGGTCTGCCGGGCGGTGGGCAGCGGCACGGCGACGACGTTCTTCCCCTGCCAGTCCATCTTCCAGTCCGAGGCGGTGGTCGGATCACCCCTGCCAACCGTGGGCGGCAACGGCTCGCTGTATGTGCCGACCGGCACCCCGGCAGTCGGGGCCGGCTGTGATAACACAGTGGCGGCGGCGCTGGACGTGTTCTTCACCCAGACCGTGAACACTGGCTCGCTGACCGTTCATACCTATCTGGTTTCCGCGCTGAACTAGACCATGCCGACGCAGCAGCAAAGCTTCGGGGTGGGGATTCTGGCAGTGCCGGGTCGGCGGTATGCCGCGCCCCAGCGCAACTCCGATGGCGGCACTGAGAACTCCTCGCGTCCCATCCATGCGGTGGAGCTGGGCCGGCCCAATGGGAACGTGTCAGGCACGACGGTCAACTCGTCGCTGGTGTTCATCCCGTTTTGCACGGTGGACCTGTTCAACAGCGTGACCAACCAGTGGATCGCGCGCACCACCAGCGATGCGGCCGGCTTGTTCAGCTTCGTGGCCCCGGGCGCATATCCGTTTTTCATCCGGGCCGTGGACAGCACGGGCACTCCGGTCGGCACCACCATCAACGGTCTGTCAGCCTCCGCATGAATCATGGCCCTCAACGTCATCCTGTGGCCCGGAGCGTCAAATCCGAACGACGTAATCCTGCACGATCCGAACAGCACAGCGCAGACCATCGCTCCCTCTGGAATTGCCTCGGCCGAGGCGTTCGGAACTCCGACCATCGTAGCGGGCGCGGTCACGATTTCACCCACGGGAATTGCCAGTGCGGAGGCGTTTGGGACACCGACGATAGTCAAGGGTGCGGTCACCCTGGTCGTGACGGGGATTCCGTCGGCCGAGGCGTTTGGCACCCCGACGATCATCCGGGGCACGGTTACAGTTTCCCCGACGGGCATCCCCTCAGCGGAGGCGTTTGGCACCCCGAACATCAGCAGCGGGGCGGTGGTGATCCAGGTGACCGGAATTCCGAGCGAGGAGGCGTTCGGCACACCAGTCCTGGTTACAACCCAGATCATTGGGCCTTCGGGGATCGCCAGCCAGGAGTCGTTCGGAACCCCGACGATTACAGGTGGGGCCCAACCTCCGCCGCCAGTCCCGCCGTTCGTGGTGGTGTGCAACCCCCGGCCGACCGTGGGGCTGTCCGAGTCGTCCGACCCGCTGATGGTGGTGGGCTCGGCTGGAGCCGTTGGTGTCCTGGAAGTCGTGGGGACCAAAGAAAATTCGTCCCCACTTATGAACCGTGGCAATGCGGGGAAAACCTCGTCATTACAGCGGCTGGGCAGCTCGAATGCCACCGACGGCTTGTCGTCGATTGGCAGGAAAGATTCGTGCCCGTGAAAATAGTTGTTGACCAAACGTCTGGTCAGTGAGAAAACACTCCCGTGATGCTTAGCAGCCAGTATTCAATTTGGCCCGTGTCCGACAGCTACCTTCCCTGGAAAGCTGTCAAAAAAAGCCTGCTAAGCATTTTGACACGGGCCTTCTCTTTCGGGTTCACAAAAGCCCTCCCCGTCCACACCGTGAACCGTGTGCGGGGAGGCAACTCCTTTGGGTCAGCCGGCTTTGCTGCCGCTTGCTCCGGCGCCGGGTTTCGTCTCCCGCTTGTTGTGCTGGCTGGCCCTCAATTTCCTACCTCGGAATTCCGAGGTAGGATTTCACTATGAACGAAGACCAATTCCAACGCCTGATCGAAGCCCTGTCCAAGCTGGATGGGTCGATCAACGGGGTCCGCCTCCAGCTGGAGGAGGTAACCGACGAGTTGAGCCGGGTAACCGGCTCCATTGAGGGCCTTCCGTTAAGCGACCTGGAGGAAGGCGCCTCCGCCATTGCTGGCCGTCTGGAGGGAATCGAACAAACCCTGGACGCCTTTTACAAGATTGCCCCCGGAGTATGAACCAACCCTGCCCCCATTGCCATGGCGCCGGAGTCGATGCCCAGTTCGGCTCGCTCCACTGCCTGTTCTGCCATGGGACGGGGATCGTGCACAACATCCGGGTGCTGGCTGACCAGCGCAAGGCCGAGCTGGAGGTGGCCTGGTCCCGGTTCTACGAAGAGCACTTCACGCGGAGGGCAGGGGTGTGAGGGTCATCGACGTGGAGAAGTTCATGTTCCCGATGAGCCCGATGCGGCCAAGCGGCAAGGTCGGGGTGCTCGTGCACAACCGCAAGGTAGTTGAGATCATCCGCCAGGCGCAGAGCGCCGGCACGCTGGTCTATTTAAGAATTTCCCGTCCCGTCAGTGCTCCAACTCCAGCGCCTGCGCCCCCAGTTCGTTCCGTCCTTGGAGATAAGCCATGTCTACAAACAATTCCCGGCACGATCTCCCTGGATACCCCGTCAGCGGTAGGGAAGCTGACTAGCCACTCGAATGCCCCGGTAACCAACCCGGCTTCGTCAACGTGCGAAACCGTCCCGAGTATGGAAACGGAACTGACCGTCGTGGGATAGGAAAGCAGAGCAGGGTTGCCGATGGCCACCGCAAGGTGCCGGCCAGCCGTATAAAGAGTCACCCTCGCTCGTCTGGACCGAACGCACTTCGGACAGATGCCCCCACCATATAGGGACGAGTCTGCCCTGAAATAATCCAGGCTCAATCATCGGCGAAGAACAGTGCTGCCTCACCCGCTCGTCCCTCCTCGGATTGTGACTCGCTGGTCTCCGCTCGGCGCGAACGCTCACCGAAGACACCGCCAGACCCCGGACACCCGAGCAGCTCTGGTAACCGGTCAGGGGACGGGAATTTTTCCAGATTTTTTCCGGTTCTTATAGAGAAACCACACACCATGGCTGGGCTCACCATGACAAGACCCCGGCGTTTCGCGCGCCCCCTCGGGGGTGGGGTCGGCGGGGGCGGGTCTGCCGAAGAGATTCCTTGGCCGGCATCACGTTCTGGTATGGGTGAGGGTGAGTGCTGACCGCAACACGGCTGGCCGCCCGTTCCTAACGTATGTGTGAACAACTCGAACTGCTGATCACCGAGGTCCGCCCGGTGGTTAAGCGTAAGACGGTGAAGAAAACACGGGTGCGCGTGAGTCACCCTGAGCTGCTGCTCAAATGGGGACTAACTCTCGGTGAATGAAGGCTGGACTGCTGGGCGTCCCCTGCCCTGCTGGAGCTTGGTGGTGTCCACCGGCTTGGGTGCGGGCTTCATCCGGAGACGGAGCTTTAGAATCTCCAACGAGGCGTAGGTCTTGCCAATCATGGCTAACTCCTTCGCCCCTGCCTCCGGAGCTTCAGCCATGATAAGTCTCTGTAGTTTCAGTGCGCCCCGATATGCCTCGCCATACTTCATGGTGGGCACGGTAGTGGGCAATGAGCTGGTCTGTCAAGTGTGGCCGACCAGAGGGTTACAACGTGTGGCATCACGCCTTGGTATTGGTGACGGTGTGTCCATTACTCCGGACAAGTTCCTTAATGCGGCCAGTGCCCGCCTGATGGGTCGGCGCTGACGGTCTAAGCAAAGCCCGTAAAGCACTAACGCAAACGCAGTAGCTACGGAGTAACAACAGATGAAGACACAACAAGAAAACACGGTGGCGGTAGAGACGGTCAACCTGACGGGTCTGCCGGTGGACGGGGCAACGGATGCGGGCGGCCAAGCAGTGATGCAACTGGCCATTCCGACCGATGCCGAGAAGGCCGCGCTGGTGGAGAAAATGCTGGCAGAGCAAGCGGCGAAGGAAGCCACTGCGCTGGCACGGTTCGACACGAACGTCGGGTTCAAGTTGGAGGGCCAAGTGATTGGCCAGTCCACCAAGCGGTCCGTCAACAAGTCGGGTGCGGTGACGGTCGGTATGCTCGGCAAGAAAGACATGGCCGTTGTGTCCGGTGGTCTCAAGGGTGCGCAGTTGGATGCGTTCATCCGGATGCGGCGTGACGAGGTCAAGGATCAGCAGTGCCAGCTGGCGACCCGGATCGCTGGTGATGCCAACTGGACCGGGGACAAGGTCACGATGAGCGGCAAGGGCAACAAGATCACGCTCAGCTTTGTCAAAGTTGAGCCGATCAAGGTGACGTTGACCGCCGAGCCGTCCGACGAAACGATTGCCAACTCGCTCGGGTTGACGGTCGAACAGGTCAAGGCCATGAAGGCCGCCAAGGCCCGCACGGTCGCTGACGAAAAGGCCAAGGCCGAAAAGGCCATTGCGGACGAGAAAGCAGCGAAGGAACTCGCTGACGAGGAAGCCGCACGGGTGGCCAAGGAAGCTCAGGGCAATGGTGAGGTCGTGAACCAGCCGTCCGACAACGATGGCCACGCGGAGTAATACAAGGTAGCCATGGAGTCCCCGAGGGGTGACAGACCTCGGGGATTCAAGGCTGCATTGCAGCAGAAAGGACAACCAATGACAGTCTGTAAATCACCGCAGGAGCAGGCAGAACTGGATGCCATGTTCAAGACCAGAAACGAGATGAACGACAGCCTGATTCGGCTGCTGTGGTCCATCATCGAATCACCAAACCCCAACCCGCACATGGGCGTGCACACTGAACTGGACCGCGTTAATTACATGCGCCAGTCCATGATCGCCTACCGCAAGCGGTTGGAGAAAATGTTCACCGAACACGAAAGGAAGTTCCCCTGACAGTCCAGCCCTCAGCCATCCTCACCGATGGCTGACAGCTGCATTGCAGCCTTGCCCACAAAGGGCAGGAAACATCAAATAACAAACAAAATGAGCAACAAAAACGAACCAGTGTTGACCGCAATCGTGGATTGCCCCAAGTGCGGCCACACCTACTCCAAAGACGCCTACCCGGACTGCCCCAAGTGCGACTACAATCGCAAGTATGCCACCGTGCCCACCGACGAGCACCAGCCCAACCGGCTGCAATCCTACGAGGAGCGCATTGCCCACCTCGCCTTAAGCAGGCTCTTCACGTCCATTCCCAAGGGCAATCACCCAAATCAGCTGGGCAACATTCGGCTGATTAAGACGGTCACCAAGGAGCGTGGGCTCGGCTACTTCGCCACCGCACCGCTGCGGGTATTCGTGACCGGGATCGCTGATGGAAAGGATGTGTCATGACCATTCACCAAATGATGATGCTGCCCGATGATCGGTTCGACTGGATGGCTGCCCTTGAGCAATGCCAGAAAGAACCAGAGGCAGCCGCTGACTGTCACAAAGCACTGGTTCTGATGGCTTCCGACTGGCCGACCTGTGCCTGTGGCCAGCTCTGCAAGGCTGTGCCTCGATACATGAACGGCCGGCCCAAGGATTACGAGCTATACGAACTGGGCATCGACTTCGCTGATCAGGTTGGTAACCACCTGTGGAGCGATGCTTTGGCAACCCTCCACAAAATCGAAGCCCGAACCGTCAACGTCCTGCAACTGCAACCAATCGTATGAAACCACTCAAAATCGAGATCATGATGCTGCCCGCCAGCCACCCGGAGCACGGCACCGGCATGGAGATCGTAATCGACAACAACATTGCGGCCACCATTGATCAGTTCAGTGAGGACTCGCAGCGGAACATTCGACTCATCTTCAACATCGTGGCCGGCGGTGTGGACATGATCTGCTCCCTGAATCACGAACACGCCAGCAAGATACAGTGCCCCGTGGACTCGGAGCTGGGCAACCAGTTCGTCAAGCGATTCAAACAACCAGAGGAGGGCAAATGAAAGATAAAATCTACAGCCTGCCGGTTGAAGACTTCAACGCGCTGGTCGTGGACGTGATGCTGCTCATGCAGAAGTATTACATCCTGCCCAGCAGCGCCACCGACACCATGATCGGCGTGGCCTGCGCCATCCACCACACGATCTCAGTGCTCGACGGTAAGCAAGAAGCCACACCCGTGGACTGCGCCAACCACCTGCTGGACCATGCGCTGGCCTTCCACGCCAAGGTGTCAGCCGACCATCCCAACTACAAAAAACCCATCAAACCCAATGAAAGTTGAAACATTAGTAGCCCTGTGCAAATCCATCGCCCACTGGGATCGACTCGCCAGTGGTAAGCTCGAACCAAATGAGCAGGTCGGTCGCAACTGGTGCGACCTGTGCAGCCTGTTCAACAACGACACAACACGCGGCCACAAGCTCTGCATTGGCTGTCCGGTCCATGAGTGCACCGGAGAAACTGGCTGCAAAGGCACACCCTACGATGACGCCTACACGGCTGAGTCTGAATACGGCCTCGACAGCCCGGAGTTCAAAGCTGCCGCGCTCAAGCAGCTGGAGTTCCTGCGCTCCTTGCTGCCCAAGGACCAGGAAGTGGAGGTCGTTGACCGCTGCAACTGCGCTGAGTTCAAAAAGGCACAGGAGCGCGGCACGGACGGCGAAGGCTATGGCCGTCTGATCTATCACTCGGAACTGATTGGATACCTGATGGGCTCTGAGTTCCCACCCATCAACTACTGCCCGTGGTGCGGAAAGGCAGTGCCCAAGGAGACCAAATGACCCGCCAGCACCTCCATGAGTTCTTCACGCAACATGAGCTGAACCACCTGTGCCTCGCACTGGCCGAGCGCGCCAACCGCCAGTTCACCGTGGCCCACCAGCACAGATGCCCAGTGAGCCGCAAGGAGGCCATGGAGCTGGAGGGGCTGCGCAAAAGAATCCGTTCAATGACCAAACACAAACAAAAGGAATAAAATGCACAACAAGCCCAAGCCGAAGTTCACGTGCGCCATCTGCTCCGACAACCTGATCGTGCAATACGACGGCAACCCGGAATACTGCCGCATCAACCCGGACACAGGAAGGGTCGGACCACTGGAAGAAAACAGTGGCGCTGGACCGAGTATCATCTGTCTCACCAACAAGGATCACGACTGCACCAGACGACTGACCGCTGCCGAGATCAACAAAATCATTGAAGCCGCCGACCGGCGAACGTGACCTCCCAAATCCTACCTCGGAATTCCGAGGTAGAACTTAATTTCCCCGGTCATGAAGACCGGGGAGTAACCCAAGAAAGACCCAAAATGAAAGTAATAACCAATAGAGACAGTGTGGTTGAGGCCATACTGCACCGCCAAAAGATCGACTTCGACGTGATCGAGGTGCCCTTTGGCGACATTGACCGGGAGTCCGGTCTTAAAAACCACGCCCGCATTTCGCAGGCGCTGGATCAGGAAACAGTCATGAACTACGCGCTGGCGATGGAGCGGGGTGACACATTCCCCATGGTCGTGCTCAACCGCCAGAAAAGAGATGGCAAGTGGCGACTGGTGCCCATCAGCGGCAATCACCGGCTGGCCGGCTATGCTGAAATCATTGATCAACAAGAGAAGATCAGGGTTTACCAGGTGCAGATCGAGGACGAGATGGTCAGTGACCTGTTGCCACGCATGTTGAACAACCAGCACGGCAAGGGCATCAAGAAGGACGAGCTGGTCGAACACGCGCTCTATGCCATGCGCGCCTATTCGGTCGGCCGTGAAGCGGCCGAGGCCATGTTCTCACTACCAAAGGGCACACTGTCCCGGCAGATGGCCATTGCCCACGCTCGCAAGCTCATGACCGAGGCTCGGGTCAATGTGACCAAGATGCCCAAGGGCATCCTGGCTGCCCTGGCCGGGTTGAAGAACGAGAACGTCATGCGCGCGGCGGGGTCCGTATTCGCCCAGCACAACACCAATGGCGACACGGTGGTGGAAATACTGCGGGAAGTTCGCAACTCCACCACGGAGTCCGCACAGATTGCCGTGCTGGCCGCCTACGAGCACTCGCTCAAGGTTGAGGACCGGCCACAAAAAGGAACGGTGGTGCGTCCGGTGCGCAGGAACCTGCTGCAATACATTACGGGCCTGGAGCGGTTGCTGACCGGGCGCAGCTCTGCCAAACAGATGCAGATCACTGAACCATCGGATAAAAAGGAAATCTATGATCGTTTCAAGCGGATCACGGAAAAGATGCGAGTCATCTTCGGTAGTTAGTCAGGTCCTGCTGGCCGCCTTCGAGCAGCGAGACGAATACACCCGTGAGGAATTGCTGGAGCTGCTTTACCAAAAAGTAAGGCCCGAACTGCTGGCCTCCATCAACATCATCCGCCGGGAAAACGACGCCAAGAAACGCGAGAAATCGGTGGAGGACATTCCAGACCTGGACACTGCCACACTGATCCGCCGAGGGGCGGTCGATGGCCTGAATGCCTGGGTGTGGACTCACACCTCCCAAGGACGCCTGAAAAAAATCATACGCGGGCGCAGTGATTGGAGCATTAAAAAGGTGGCGAATCTGGTGAGAGAGAAACTGAAACTAAATCCCATCAATGCTCTCGTGCTCAAAGTCCTGGTTGAGCACAAGGGGAAGGCTGTCAAGACCTCGGAATTGCGAGCGGCCATTCGGGAGTCGGACAATCCAACGGTCAAAATGAATGCCATCTGCCGCAACTTGCGTAGATACGGTCATGTCATTACCACGGAACTCGTGGAAGGCCACTACCAATACACACTCAAGGACAGTCCTTGACCAATGAACTCAACCCCAGGCAACTGGGGTTGAGTTCGCTGGCCATGGTGGTCATCGAAAACAACAACAACAAAATGCCTAGAAAAGCAAAAACCAATCCGCTGGCTGCCTTCGGTGGCCGGATCACTCGGTATTGGATCAACATTAACGAGTTCGTGCCCCGACCGGCCGGACAGGTCCAGATTGTGGCGGCCAGCTTCGGCAGGGGCCACAAGCTCGCTGTGACCTACGCAGTGAAGGGAGGGGCACAATGAGCCTCACCCCCAAACAAGTCGCCGCAAATGTGGCACGCTGGCGCAGGGATAAGGGTCTGGATAAGCCCAGCCCCAACCGTCGGCGGGTCGTCATACCCATCAAGCCGGATCACAATGGCATTGTGCTCAGTCCGAGCAACATTGTCATTGAGATCGACGCGAAAGTGCAGGTGGCTCAGTGAAATCAACCGCTACCTGCCTGCACTGTGACAAGAAGTTTACCGTGCACTACAAAGCCGGCGACAACCTCGGTGCTGGCCGGCTCAATGCCTGCCTGGCCAACCACATGAAGGCCAACCACCCCGAGCACTACAAACCCAGCAAATGGGTGCAGCAACGGGAGAAGGCCAAGGCTCCCAAAATCAACCAGGCCGGACTGGATCAGTTGGAGCGTGACCTCAAGGAGCGCCACATCAAACCACCGCTCTGGGACAACATCGGGCTCAACCCGAAACCCAAGCGGGTTTACCAGCGGCGGGCCAAGGCGTTGACGCACTCCGCAGACACCCATCACGCCAGGTTCTGCCCAAGCTGCGGCTGCAACCTGAACATCATCAACGAAGCCATCAAAATGGGGAGGGGACAGTGAACACTAAACCCATCCGGGTCACCTGGACCCGCAGTGACGAGCTGCGCTGTGCCATGCTCGCCGGCATGGGCTTCTCCACGAAGCTCATTGTCCGGGAAACCGGTCTGAGTCCGTGTCAGGTTACCTACCGTCTAAACAAGGCCCGCATCAAGCGCGCGGACTACCGCAACGGCACCAGCTACCTGGCGCATCAGCACATGGCAGAGTTGACCACCGACGCAGAGACTATTCGGAGGCTGCTCAAGCTGCGCATCATCAAACTCAAAATGCCAGTCAGGGGGTTTGAGAAGTGAACTCCGTCAAAGCCCGCCTCGCTGCGTGGGAGGCCATTGAGAAAGCACGGCATGAGCGTCGGCTGTTCATGCAGCAAAAGCGCCGGGACAAGCGCCGGGCTGACGGGCTCACCACGCTCGGCAAGCCCTACCAGAAGCTCAAGTGGCAGTTCAAACTGCTGCCCAGAAAGGAAAAATGAATCCAGAACTCGTAGAGGCAGAGCATAGTCATGACATAATCTGCCCACATTGCAATGCCCGTCTGAAGGTTGAGTGGGAGCAGGACGATCCAGTGCCGGGGGAGGAAAAGATCGCATGCCCAGCGTGCAAAAAGGACATCAAGTTCGAGGTGGCACTCGAAACCAACTATACGGTCTACGCCTGGCAGGACCCTGATCCACAATAAGCTCAATGAGCTTAAAATGGTTGACAACCACCGCCCAAATGGTGCCTCATGGGCTGCCTACCTCGGAATTCCGAGGTAGGCCATTTTCTCTCCGCATGTCTGTGCGGGGAGCAGTCGGCCAGACAGCCGGCGAACAGCGCGCGTCCGTGCGCTGAACTAAAACCGCTCCAACAGGAGCATCCGACAGGGACGCGGCGACTCTCGGGCCGTTATCCGGGGGAAAACAACAAAATGAACGAAGTAACACAGAATGCCTTGGCTCAGCTGAACAAGGACAAACAGGCGGTCGTGGTGGACAAGGCCAGCGCCAAGATCACCTACATCCTGGCTGAGCAGGCCAAGATCAAGGACTACCAGGAAGCCATCCGGGTGCATCAGGAGAAGGTCGCCAAGATCGTCGGTGACATCCTCACTGCTGACCAGGTGCTCGGCCGCCCGGCCTCGGTCACGCCGAACCAGTTCGAGGTTGCGGTGCTCAAGGCGATCAAGGATCGCAATGACGCCACGACCAAGAACGTGGAAGAAAAGTCCAAGTGCCACCTCAGCGAGATCGACGGGCTCAACGCCGCCATCAAGGGCTGCAATGAACGCATCAGCAAGCTGCGGGAGGAGGTCAGCGCACTGGTGGCCGACGTGGTCACCGCTGAACAGGTCCTGGGCTAAACCACAACCAAACGCAAACTCAGTAACCAAATAAAAGTATGACGATCATCAAAGTCAAATACGGTTCCGAAGAAATCACCAAGACCTACGACAACCCGCCCACGGTCAGCACCGTGCTGGGCTCGGCGTCGGTCAAGGCCCAGCTGGGCTTCGGTGACAATGTCCGCGCGCTCGTCAACGGCGTGGAGCAGGGCAACTCGTCGGTCCTCACGGACGGCGTGACGGTGCTCATCGAGACCAAGGCCAACACGAAGGCTGCACGGTTCGTGCAGTTCATCAAGGGGCTCTTCCGTAAGAGCTAAACGGTAGTCAACACGGGGCCGGCTGGGAGCAATCCTGGCCGGCCCCTTTTTATTGTCTTAAAAATGAAATCTGAAACTTTTTACACAATCGACTCAGGAGGCGGCCTGCATCAAGTGGAGCAAGTCGTGCGCGCCGTGGAGCTGACTGATCAGTTCATGACGGCCATGAGCAAGAACGTGCCCCGGGTCGCCACCAATGCCATCAGCATGGCTCACCTCACCGGCGTTGCTGGTCTGCCCGGCATGGCCAACATCACCCTGGCACCCGGCAATCGGGTGGTCAACATGCCGCTAAACAGCATTCCCCTCACGACCGTCTACCTGTTGGACGGTGAAGTATTGTATCCTGCCTTCGACTCGGAAGGACCCACCATGCCCATGATCTGGGTGCCACCCACGACCATGCGCGTCATCTTGTCAGTGGTGCTCGGGGATGCGAACCAGGAGACCTGTCAGTTCCTCACCGCCTTCGATCCGCAGGGTAGGTGCTGGCGCCTCCCCCTCAGCAACCTCTACGAGGATTGCAAGCTGTGTCCCGGGACTAACTCGGACAGTCAGGTCAACGCCAGCATGATTCATGGTGCGCAGCGAGTGTGGCAGCAGTTCCAGCGCAGCATCTGGCAGAAGGACCTGTATACCAGCCAAGGCGACTCGATACGGAAGGCCACGCGCAATCTGTTCCGGTTCATCGCCAAGGACAAAGGATTCATTCAGCAGCCGCCGGTCGGTGACTGGGAGGCCAGCTGTAAGAAAATAGGAGTGGACTTCATCACCCAAAACATCCGCCCTTAAAATGAGCAATAAAAAACCCAACAAGAGACCGGAGCTGTTCCAGGCTATCCACTTTGGCCACACCAAAAATGGTGCGCCACTTGAAAGCTTTGAGCTGTTCCTCACGTTCCTAAACACGGATTCAACCCGCCCAACGCTGGGTGACTACAGCATGGGGCGTGGCTATCGCATTCCGGATTACATCCTGGCGTCGTGGATGGCGTATGACAACGCACTGTTCGATTTGCTGGTGCCCACCAAAGACCGAAAGGCTTTCTGGAAAACACTGGAGATCGCCAAGGCCAACCTGCAAGCCAAGATGCAACGCAATCCCGTCAACAAAAAGCTGGTGGACCTGGTCTTCTCGATGGACGTGAAGCAAAGCCCACTCGGCACTGACGAGGAGGATGATCAGGACGAGGAGCACGAAGACGACGAACAAGGAGGTTAATTGTATGATCTACATCATTGGAGTTGGCGGCGTCGGCAGTTGGCTGGCCCCGACCATGTGCCTGCTCGCAGGCAAGGACAACGTCACGCTGGTGGATGGCGACAAGTTGGAGAAGAAAAACCTCAACCGTCAGCTGTTCACAGAAAAAGAAATCGGCCAGAACAAGGCGTTCGCCCTGGCCGAGAAATACAACTGCCACCACATCCCGACCTGGTATTCGGAGACGCTGATTGCGCACTCCGCACAGGACTGGCTGATGTGCGTGGTGGATAACAACCCTGGGCGCATAGCCGCGCTGCGGGCTTCCGACATGACCGACTGCCGCGTGATCTTTGCGGCCAACGAGGTTCATTCCAGCGAGGCTTACGTCTACCTGCCTTACTGGAAAACCACCCGGCTTGACCCTCGGGTCATGTATCCGGAAATGCTCAACGACCGGCGCAACGACCCGCGCGCCCGGTCCATCGGTTGCACGGGTGAGGCGCAGACCGCCAACGTGCAGCTTGTCACGGCCAACTTCATGGCCGCCGCCCTGGCTGCCCATCTCTACGTCGTGTGGGGAATGGAGGCCATCAAACTCACGCAGGAGGACGAGAAATTCCTCCCGCACAAATTGGTTCAAAATCTAACACGTCAGGAGACGTTCAAAACCGGTGAACTCTAAGGAAAATTATGCCAGAACAACACGAGCCAGGCGCCACCGAGCGGCAGGCCATGGAAATCAATCAGCAGCTCGACGAATTCGAGGCTGCACTACTACGGGCACAACAAACAGTCCCAGAAAGCGATCCAACGGGTCCTTACGACGCGGTGGTGATACAGCCACTGACAGTCACGCCAGTGGAGCAGGAGATACACCCGCCAGGGAACTTGGTGTGGGAACCGCCAGTGCTCTCTATGTGGGAACCGCCAGTGCCCTCTACGTGGGGCACACTACCCTCCGAGACACCCGACGGTCCACCGATTCCGGCCAAAGCGGTCGGCGTTCGACTGGACGGAACACCAATAATGCCGGGCGACCCGGACAACAATGAAGAAGCCATGAAAGCCAAAAAAGCCAAGGAAGAAAAACCGGCGTTCAAGTTGACCAACTCGGAATTCCGAGTGGTAACTGACCTCATGACCATGCGCCAGTTTCTGGACTCCCGTCGGTCGGGTATCCGGGATCGCACGGGCGTGGTCAACCTGAACCACAACCAGGATTATTACCTGGATGCGCACAACAACACCACGAACCAGATCGTCCGAGCCAAGCTGTGGACGGGACATGAGATCATCGCCGACCGCACGGCTGGCAACGTGAGCGATTCCTGGTCATTCGCACTGCTGGATGCGGGAGTGCTGGCCAATGAACCACCACAGCGCAAGATGCAGTTGGAGGTGTGCATCAACGCCACGTTGGTGCAGCTCATGAAGGTGGCCCCGCAGAACGAGATCGTGCGTGGTCATCTCATGGCCATCTTTGGGCGGCTGCCGCCTGAGGAGTTGATCACGTTCGATCAGCTGAAGGACTGGGTGGAGTTCGGGTTCCATCCGCCACGCTTCTCGGGAGCACAAGCCCGAGTCTACGGTCGGGATGGAAACGTGGTGCGCGGGCCGGCCGCTACGGCAGCCGAGCGGGCCCAAGCTGCCAACCCAAACATATTCGCCATACCGGTGACGGTGACGGACGTGGATGTGGGCACATGCACCTACCGCGTCAACCGGCGTGGGGTATACAGCCATCACTTCTCACGCAACGAGGTGTCTAGTATCGTGACCAATCACGACACCCTCGAAGCCATGATGAATTATGTCAATGACATCGTGGACGACAACGCCCTCGGCAACGTGGAGATGCAGCAGGTTGGGGAGCACACGTATGGGAACCACGATTCGGAAAACAACGAGGACCCGACTGTCCAAATAAATCAGGAAGAACTGAAACGTCAATTAACAACCTACATCAGGAATAACTATGGGCCGGAAGAAGCATCGCAAATCATTGGTGAGTGACGGCGGGGCACGAGGCATGGGGCAAGTTCCCCAGACCTACCCGCAGCAACTGCCACTCGTCGAACGGAAAATTGAAACCCCAGTCAGTCAAACCAGTAACACAAATACAATGAGCAAAATCAAACAAGTGAAGCAGGCCACCGGTCTGATGACCTGCATATTCGAGCACACGGTAACCGAGACGACCGCCAAGTATGAGTGGGAGGGTCCCAAGATGAACGTGCCCAACCGCCAGTGGTGGGACGAGGTCATGGCGTTCTTCGAGTGGACGCAGGCGGAGCACCACAGCGAGGCGCAGGTGCGCGTCTACGTCAACGCCACCACTCGGGAGTGGAAGGCGTGGGCGTTCCCGCAGCGCGGTCGCACGGGCATGACCACGCGGGAGCTGGACGAGCACCCACAGACGGCCATCCAGCGCGCGCAGTTCGGTGACGAGTGGCTGTATTACTGCACCATCCATCACCACTGCTCAGGCAGTGCGTTCCAGTCCAGCACCGACACGGCCAACGAGGTCGGACAGGACGGCATTCACATCACCATTGGTAAGGTGGGCAGCAATCACTACGACATTCATGCCCGCGTCTACCAGTCCCGCTTCCACCTGTCGTCCATCAAGCTGGACACATTCTGGGATGTGACGGCTGTCAAGGCCACCATCCCCGAGCACATGCGGTCCATGATGCCAGATGACGTGGACGCCCGGTTGGCGGCCTTCGAGATGTGCACGCCACCAGCACCAGAGACAACCTTCCCCGAAGTGTGGAAGGAGAACTACATCATCGACGCACCACCTCGGCCGACCGTCCAGCCAATGGGCCACTTTTCGAGTGGATACGTTGTGGCCCAGCGCACTTACCTGGACCGATGCGTCACCGTCACCAAGTGGGACAAGGACCGCTGTGAGGCCGACATAAAGGAACTGATCAAGGAGTCGAGGGGCACTCCCAAAAACGATCCCAAGCTCCTGGCCTTCACGTCGGATATGTTCATCAAAATAGCCGAGATGCTGATGACGCTGGAGGACGAGGAGCTGGTCATGATGGACCTCATGTTCAAACACGACATGAGTGTGTCGGCCTACTCGGACATGGTCGCCAAGATTCACCAGCAAGAACTCAACCGGGAGCTGAAGCGGGCGCTGAAGCAGGAGAAAGCCGGTGGTGCGCCCAGTGAGGTTGGTCTGCCCACCGAGACGGACGAGGAGGAGCGGATGGACTACGAGGGCCATCCCATTCCCAACGGTGAGGTCAGGTATCCGGGATACGGTCAAGGGCACGGGTTGGGAGGTTAATTACAGAAAAAGCGTGACGGTCTGGACTCGTTTAGCTAAAATAGCTGACACGAGACAGACCGTCATTTTTTAGCATCAAAAACTATATGAGTGAACCCACAAACGCAGTAAGCACCACAAAAGAAACCAAGATGATGGAGTTCGTCCCGTTCGGCGGGAAAGACTCCATCAAACTCAGCATCAGCATCGTTAAGAACCTGGTCGCGCAACCAACCAAGAGCGGCGCGCTGCCCAGCGACAACGAGTGCATGAAATTCCTGATGATGGCGCAGGCACGCCGGCTCAACCCGTTCGAGGGCGACGCCTTCATGCTAGGCTACGACACGCAGGACGGTCCCAAGTTCTCACTGATCACCGCGCACCAGGCGTTCCTCAAGCGCGCCCAGGTCAACCCGGACTTCGACGGCATGAAGTCCGGAGTGGTGGTCATTCGGGACGGCGCGGAGATTGAAGTCGAGGGCGACTATACCCGAGACACCGACCGGCTGCTGGGTGGCTGGGCCGCCGTCTATTTCAAAAACAGGTCCATCCCCATCTACAAAAAGGTCCGGCTCTCCCGGTTCAAGAAGAACACAAAAATCTGGACGGACGACCCGGCGGGGATGATCTGCAAGTGTGCCGAGGCCGACGCCATGCGGACGGCCTTCCCGACCATGTTGGGTGGCTTCTACCTCAAGGAGGAGATGGACACAGCGCACACGGAGCGCAAGGCGATCTCGAAGCCCATCTTCGGGAATGAGCCCGTCCCAGACCTACCTCGGAATTCCGAGGTAGAACCGCCACTGCCCTCGGACGCCGAGATCGTGACCGAGACCAGCGACGAGAACACGGAGAAAATCCGGCTGCTCTGCCTGCGGGAAGACATCACCGAGTCCACCCTGATCAACTACATGGCTGGACTGGGTTTGGCCGACATGGGCGACAGCATCGAGCGCACGAACACCAAGTTCCCCAAGACTATGGCGGAGATCGTCAAGCGGTGGGACGACGTGGTGGCCGACCTCAAGAAGGAGAGTGAGGTATGAGCTGCTCAGGTGAATACCCACACAAGTCAGATGGCTACGTGGACCCAGCTGTCAGACCCAACCAAATCCAATCCGGATATGACTACGAAAAGGAGATAGCCAACTACGTTCGCATCATCCGATCCCTGCGTCGTTCGCTGGAGCAAATCCGGGACGAGGACTACCGGGGCAACCGCACCCACTCACACTTCATCGCCAAGCGGGCGCTGGAGGAAAACGAATGAGCAAGTGGCACCAGGGATTAAAGCTGTGGCAATTCACGTCTGGTGATGACAGCACCAGGGGTTTCACACGAGAACAAATAGGACAACTAGAGCGAGAGACTGCCTATGTGAGAGCGTCTCTAGCGGATGAAATCGAGCGTCTGGAGAAGGTGGTAAAGGAGCTATCCAAGGCCAACCGAGCTGCCAACCAGCTTATCGGAGATCAAGCCAACGAGAACGACAGGCTGGTGACCAGACTCAATAAGGAAATAACCAAACTCCGTGTCAAGCTGGCCAGCAAGGAGGCATCATGATTCAACTGGACCAGATTCACGTAGACATCTACATCGACCCGAAGATCAGCGCCCCAGCGAGGCGTTTTTTAATGAGAGAAGCCGAGGATGAAATCAGGAACGCCGTCTCTGAGGCGGAGTATAACCTGAGGAGCAACCTGGAGGAAAACCTCAAGACACAAATGGTAAAAAACGAAAACCTCAAATTCCGCATCGCAGTAACCAAACTATAAACCTATGACCCACGAAGAAGAAGTGATGGGCGGCACGTCCGCCTCCAATGCCCAGGCAGATGAACTCTGTCAGGGCCGACACCAGGCCCAGCGCGGTCTGACCTCGCCCACGACCGACGACAACTTGTTCGGTCAGCAAATCCACGACGCCCTGGCCAAGGACGCGCCGGAGGGCCTGCGCAGCGACCAGCTCTCGGTGTATGAGAGCTGCGTTGAAATGCGGGAGCGTCTGATCATCGACTCGTTCGGCCCCGACGCCGAGAACGTCAAACGCATCAAGGAGGAGCGCCTCTGGTTCAGGTCACAGGAAGGCCACATCCACAGCGCCAAGCCGGACCTGGTAGTCACTCACGGCACCAAGGCGTTGATCATCGAATACAAAACGCTGCCCGGGGAAGTGCAGGACTCGCCGAGCAATCTGCAACTGCGCGACCAGTGTGCGCTGGCGGCTGGCAGCTATGGCGTGACGGAGATCGACGTGTCCATCGTGCAGCCGCTGGTGACGCACGACGCGGGCATCTGCCGGTATGACCTGATCTCCATCGAGCAGGCGCAGTCGGAGATGGTTAATCGAGTGTTCAAGTCGAACGCACCGGGTGCACCGCGCACCGCTGGCGAAGTGCAGTGCAAATACTGCCTGGCCCGGTTCACCTGTCCCGAATACTCCAAGCTGGTGGACGTGTCTGTGCCGGCGTCCATGTCCACTCTGGCCATCCCGGTCAGCCTGTGGACGCCCGAGCAGCGCGCGCTGTTCTGTGAGCGGCGTGGTCTGGCCGAGCGTTGGCTGTCCGAGTGCAAGGAGAAGATCAAGGACCTCATTCGTGAGGACCCAAACGCAGTGCCCGGCTGGAAGATCGGCGAGGGCGACATGACCAAGACGGTCAACAACCCCAACGAGCTGCACGCGCGGTTCGTGGCGTCGGGCGGCACGACCGCTCAATTCATGGCGACCGTCACCATTGCCAAGGGCGAGCTGGAGGCGCAGGTGCGCGCAGCCACCAAACTCAAGGGCAAGGCGCTCAAGGCCAAGATGGATGAACTGCTGGCCGGCATCACCGACGACAAGCGCAAAGACGGGTCGCTGGAGGTGGTGAAATGAGTCCGAAAGAAAATGGAGATTTAGCAGCCTACCCGTCTGAGCGATGGGCTGTCGGCCTCACCAAGCGCGAGCTGTTTGCGGCCATGATGATGGAGGCCATGGTGGCCAACGGAGAAATCCCAGTGTCTAAACAATCGGTGGCCGAGTGTGCGGTCAACTATGCCGACGCCTTACTGGCTGAACTGGAGAGAAACCCATCATGAAGTCTGATCCAAAAATTGACCCGGCCAATTTCGTGGCCTCAACCATAGTGATACTCGGCCTGATCATGCTGATCGTGGGTGGGTGTCACGAACTCACAACCCACAAAACCCAACCCCATGACCAAACAAATCTTCCTGAGTGACATCGACTTCAAGGCGAGCCCGAAGGTTCGCTACACCATTGAGAAGGATACGGTTCTTCAATACGCCGAGGCTTACCAGACCAAGAAAAAGATGCCACCCATCGTTCTGTTCTGGGACAGCAAAGAGAGCCGCATGTATCTGGGCGACGGTGCTCACCGCTGCGAGGCCACCCGCATGATCGGACGCAAGTCCATCGAGGCAGAGGTGAAGACGGGCACCTACACCGACTGCCTGCAATACGCGCTGCTCGCCAATACGGTTCACGGACTACCGCGCAGCCCGGACGACAAGGTGCAGTGCATCATGGCTGCCGTGAAGGAGTGGCCGACACTCAGCAACGTCCAGCTCGCCAAACTGACGGACGTGGACGACAAGACGGTCGCCAAATACCGCAAGGAGCTGGAGGCAAAGAAGGAGGTCGTGAAGACCGTCACCCGCACGGCGTCCGACGGCAAACAGCGCGCCGCCGCCGCACCTCGGAATTCCGAGGTAGCTCCAAAACCCAAGGTCAAAGCCGCACCACCAGCCGAGGTGGTCGTCAAGGATGCTCTCGGTTATCCCATCCCCAAGAAGGTGCAGAAGTTCTGGGAGCGACAGGGTGAGATCATCAGTGAGACCAAGCAGCTGAGTGCCATCATCAATGCGTTCAAAGGTCATCAGCAGGCCAAGGACATTCTGTATGCCGAGATCAACTTCTCGGGTCTGCTCGCCGACCTGGAAAAGGCATGGCACAACATGCGGCTGGCCATTCCGTATGCGGTTTGCACAGTGTGCGCCGGCCATCCGGAGACCCAGTCCAACGGATGCCGTTTTTGTTTCGGCAAGGGGCTGATCAGCAAGTTCCGTTACGACACGTGCGCTCCCAAGGAGAGTAAGCAAATGAGGGAGGCGAAATGAAATTCCAACCCAGGGATTACCAGACCGAAACGCACGACAACATCATCGAGGAGTGGAAAAGTGTAACATCAACGGTTGCAGTTCTTCCAACCGGCGGTGGCAAGACCATGGTGTTCGCCATGGTCATTCAATCAATGCAGCCCAGACGGGCCATGGTCATAGCACACCGGGAGGAGTTGATCTGGCAGGCGCGTAACAAGATCAAGTCTGTCACCGGGCTGGAGTGCGGCGTGGAGATGGGCGACTTCCGATCCGAGGCTGACCTGCTCGGTGAAATGCCGGTCATTGTCTCCACGGTGCAGACCCAGAACTCCGGCGAGCGCATGCGGCAGTTCGACCCCAAGGACTTTGGAGTCCTTATCTTCGACGAGTGCCATCACAGCACGGCCGACAGCTACCGACGGGTGATGGCCTACTACAAGGCTCGGAATCCCGAGATCAAGATTCTGGGCGTCACCGCCACACCCGACCGCACGGACGAGGAGGCGCTTGGCCAGATATTCGAGACGGTGGCCATGGACATTGAAATCCTGGACCTCATTCACGGCGGCTGGCTAGTGCCCATTGACCAGCAGTTTGTCAGCATTGCTGGTCTGGACTTCGGAGACATGCGCACCACGGCTGGTGATCTGAACCAGGCCGACCTGGCCAAGGTCATGGAAGCCGAGGACAAGCTACAAGGCGTGGCGTCGGCCACCATCGACATTGTGGGCAAGCGGCGGGCCATTGTGTTCACCGCTGGCGTGGCCCAGGCCGAGATGCTGTGCAACATCTTCAACCGCCACCGGCAGGGCATGGCCAACTGGGTATGCGGCAAGACCAACAAGGACGAGCGGCGGGACATGCTGGCTGCGTTCCAGCGGGGAGAGGTGCAGGTCATTGTGAACTGCGGCGTCCTGACCGAGGGGTTCGACGACCCTGGGGTGGAGGTTATCATCATGGCCAGGCCCACCAAAAGCCGTTCCCTCTACGCTCAGATGGCCGGTAGAGCGACCAGGACCCTTCCTGGACTGGTTGATGGCATCCCGACTCCAGAAGGCCGCCTAGCGGCCATAGCGGCCTCAGGCAAGCCCTCCTGCCTCATTGTGGACTTCGTGGGGAACTCTGGAAGGCACAAACTGATCAGCGCAGCCGACATTCTGGGCGGTAAGGTCAGTGACCGGGCGGTAGAGATGGCCATTGCCAAGGCCAAGGAGACTGGTGGTGCGGTGCGGATCACGGACGCCCTGGACGCCGAGGAGCAGAAGATCAGGGACGAGATCGAGGCCCGGCGACTGGCCGAGGAGGCCCGCAAGGCCAGAGTGGTGGCCAAGGCCAGGTTCAACACCAAGACCATCGACCCGTTCGACCTGCTCCAACTCACGCCCGTCAAGGAGCGTGGCTGGGACCAGGGAAAGCAGCTATCCGACAAGCAGAAGGCTGTCCTCCTGCGGGCCGGCATGAACCCAGACCAGATGCCCTACGCCCACGCGCGTCAGGTGCTCAATGCCATGTTCGAGCGCATGAACAAAAAGCTGGCAACCATCAAGCAGGTTGCCACTCTCAGACGCTACGGCTACAACGACCCAAACATGAGCTTCGAGGCGGCTTCCAACGCCCTGAACTCCCTCGCAAACAACGGATGGAAGCGATAGGAAACCCATGATCAAAATTAAAATCGACCTCGCAAAAATGACCGGAGTGAAAGTAGTCAAAGGCACCAAGCAACGTCCCGACGGCAAGTTCGGCACGTTCCTCGACATCACGGAAGCCCGCATCTTCGTGGGCAGGGAGAAGGATGGCCACACGCCCTACTACCTGGACCTGGTGGCCTTCGACAAGAAGCCATCCCAGTTCGGCGACTGGCGTGACGACCAGACGCACTTCATTGCCGAAGACAAGACCAAGGAGGAGCGGGACGCCAAGGTGGAGACCGCCATCCTGGGCAACGCCTCTGACTCAACCAAGCGCCGGACCAACGACCGACCGCCGGCAGCTCCTACGGTTGACCACGGCAACGCCTCGGACACCAAAGACGACGACGTTCCGTTTTGAACCCATGAAAAAACCAACAGCAAAAGACATCATGCTGGCGCATCAATACTGTTATTACGTGTTGAGTGAGTCAGTTTGGAGTGACTACGAATATGACAAGTTCTGCGAGCGAAATGGCCTTGATGGAAATGGCGGAAGTGACATTGCATCGAGCTATTCTTCCGAGATTGCCAGTCTTGCCAAAAAGATGGTTTCCAACCCCAAAGCTTATCCCCCAACTGTTTTCCCATGAAGCGATTCTACAAGGACGAGGCGGAGGTGGTGGAGCTGATCGACCGCTACCTCAACGAGATCGTCCAGACCAATCAGGAGATCGTCAACAAGGACCTGTTGTGCACCCGCCTGCGTGACACCATGGAGGGCAACCGCATATCGGGTCTGCGGGAGGACATTAAGATTCTCACTCGTGAGGTGGCTTGGCGCGAAGGGCGTCTGGCCACCCTCAAGGAAATCTTGGCGGAGATGCGCACGCTCCAGCTCAACCTACAACCACCGGAGGAGGCCAAGAGTGAGTAAGTTCACCCGGGTGGGACGGGCCCATCCCTGCAAGGTATGCAGCAAGGACACCTGGTGCCTCAGCGGCATCGACATTGACATCTGCATGCGGGTTACCAGCTCTCGCCAGAAAGTATTCACCGACGGCACCGTCGGCTACCTGCACGCCAAGAACGGCAGCTATCAAATCCCCACACGGCCCGCGCGTAAAAAACCTGAGCCACTTTTTAACAGCTCGGAAATTTACAACCGCTGGCTGTCTGGAACCACATTCCAGCACCTGGAACACGCCGCCGCTCAAATCGGAGTCAGGGCTGACTCGTTGCAGTTGCTGGGCTGCGTGCGGGCTCACCGGGCCGACGTGCTGGGCTTCCCAATGCGTGACGGCAAGGGCCACCTCATTGGCATCCGTATGCGGGCCATGGACGGCAAGAAGTGGTGCAATCCCGGAGGCCACAACGGCCTGTTCATTCCGGGTGGCATCCCCGAGAAGTCGGAGATCGTCATCGTGGAGGGGCCGACTGACTGTGCGGCCGGCCTATCCATCGGGCTGCTGCCCATTGGCCGGTTCAACTGCTCTGGGGGCATCTTCATGCTCCAGGATTACATCAAGAATACTCACGTGCGTCGCGCGGTCATCGTGGCCGACGTGGACAACGACCGGGAGGTCAACGGCCATGTGGTCAACCCGGGAATTCAAGGCGCCATCGGCCTTTCGGAGCACCTCGGAATTCCGAGCTGCATCCTTACCCTGCCCACCAAGGACCTGCGCGGGTTCGTGCAGAAGGGTGGGACCAAGCAACACTTCGACAGCATGACCAGTCAACTGATCTGGAGGAAGCCGTGATCAAGTTATCCACCCTCGACCCCAAACTCAGAAAACGAATCGAAGACCAAGTAAAACATGAAGACGAGACCAAAGTTCACCCTGGTTCTGCCGGGGTATGTGCCGTGCACCCGCAACCAACTCAAAGGGGTCCACTGGTCGGTATTGGTGAGGGAGAAGCGCCGTGCTGGTATGGCACTGCAAAACGCTTTGAGATCACATTTGTCGTCTACTCCACGCGCCCCTGCGATTATGACGGATACGACATCAAGGCAATACAGGACCTACTTGTCCAAGCTGAGGTCATCCCAGACGACAAATGGTGTGTGCTCACTGGACGGGTCTGCTCCGAAAAGGTTCACACGGAAAAAGAGGAGCGCACGGAAATAACCATCATCACCACCGCATGAAAAAATACCACTACCTCACGGTGGACTCCCGGCTCAAGCTGTGGAATCACCTGACGTTGGAGCATCCGCTCAGCCCGGAAGAGGCGCTGAACATGATGAAGAACGGGGCCTATGACATCATTGAGATCACCAACCCAGCGGAGCCCCGCTCGCTGGCGTTGCATCAGGAGAATTGAATGACCGCACCTGAACGACAGCGCCTGTTCCAGGAGATCATTGCCTCCCAGAAAAAGTCATGCGCCTTCATGGAGGCCATGGCAAAGGAGACGGTCACACGCGGCACGGCGCTCACCCTCTGGCAGCTGACGCAGGCGTCCCACAAGGATGCCTGCCGTCTGCTGTCGGAACTGGGTGGCGATACAATGCCCCGGCTCTAGCGGCGGCCACGACCCACCGTCTGACCTGTGCCCTTGTGGGCTTTGTTCCAGGTCTTGGCGGCGATCACAGTTCCACGTTTGGCGCCATACTCTTTCTTCATGGCGTCACGCATTTTAATGTAGGCTTTTGGCATAAATCATTGGTCGTAACCTGGGACCATGGTGCCAGTGCCGGCGGCATCCAACATCAGGTCGTAATACTCCAGCCGGTCCACCGCGTCATCGCCAATGCGCTGACGCAACTCTTCCTTCTGGTCCTCGTCCAGTGGCTCGCCGGTGGCGGTCCGCATCACCTTGCGGGCGCTGAACGAGACTCCTCCCTTCTTCCCCAAGTCAGCCTTCTCCCCTGCCGCTGCCATGTAGGCGTCCTGGAACGCATCCACATCACCACGCCGCATGGCCATGACCGCCTTGCGCATCTGGATTTTGAATTCCTTCGACGGGTCGTCCTTCAAATACTGCCGGCTTTCATCAAACCCAAACTTGTCCCGCTTCCACCGGAACAACGCCGTCATGGCGGTGTCCAGCTTCTTGTCGTCACGCGACAGTCCAAACAACGCCAGCCCCTGTGCCAACGCCCGCGTGCCCGGCGTCCGCGCGCCAATGAACGTGCCAATGCGTTCGGTCACGTCCTGGTCCCGGTAACGCCCCTTGCTCTGCGTCATGTCCATCAGCTCGGTCGTGGCCGAGTAGGGGAAGATCATCCGCAATAGGGAGTCGGTCACACCCGGCGTGCCCTTGTCCTTCATGCCGCGCATGGCCAGGTAGAGTGGGCCGGTGGCGGTGGCCATGAAACTCTCCACCAGAAATTTGAATTTCTGGTCGGCCGCCTCCTTCAAGGTGATGCCCAGACCGGTGGCCCCACCGAAGAACAGCGATGTGATGGCGACCGTAGCCGCACCCTGCATGGTGTTGCCCAGCATGAACCGGGCAAACATTTCGGTGGACGCCCGCTTCTGCTGCGCGTTGCCGCTGGTCCACGCCTCAGCCATGTTGCCGGTGACCTTGCGCAGCTGGTTGATCTTCATCATCGGGTAGGACTGGAACCGGAAGATGGAGTTGACCAGCCGGTTCGCCCCGATCTTGCTGCCCTCGGAGATGGCTCGGTTACCGGAGGTCAGGAAAGCCGCCGCCTTGCGCACGAACTGGCCGAGCAATGCCTCGTCACCCTGCATGATGCCAGCGATCTCTTCCGGGTTGAAGCCCATGGCCTTGAAGGTCTGCGGCAGCATGCGCTTCTCCCACTTGGTCAGATTGTTCGTGGAGATGCGCTCGGCCACCACGTGGGCGGTGGCAGCGGCGGACGCCTCTTGCAGCTCGTTCAACGCCTGCTGCATGGACGCCTTGGACACCACGTTGCCGGCCGCTCGGAATGCTGAGCGAATGGGAGAGTTCTGGTTGACGGAGAAGTCGTGCATCGCCCGGTTGACCGCGCCCATCTTCTCCAGCTCGGGATACAGCTCGGCAATCCGAGCCATGCCCCGGATGTAATTCTTGTAGCCCAGGAACACCGGCGTGCTGCCCGCCAGGTTCTCACCCGGCTGCACGAAAATCTGTCCGGTCAGTGCCATCTTGGCGAGCAGGTTGCCCACAGTGTTGTTGATCGTGCGTGCAGCCTGCCCCGGGAATCCCGGCGTGTATTGGTCGGTCGGGATGCCCTGCATGGTCTTGATCAGCGCATCGAACGACGCCTGACCGCTGGCACCCATCTCGGTGCTGACCGACTTACGCATCTCTTCCAGCTTCAACCGTCCTGCGGGAGTATTGGGAAAAGTTTCCCGGAAAGCCTTCAGATGGGCTGCGCGCTGCGCCGTGTTCTCCAGGTAGTTGAACAGGTCGGCGTGGACGAGCGGCTCCCACATCCCGTTCACCTTCAGGTGGGTCACCACCTTGGGCAGCTTCCGGTTGAAGTCCTGGTTCATCTTCTCCAGGTGGCCAATGTCGATGCCGGGCTTGTCCAGCTCCTCCTTCATGTCCCGGAAAATCTGGCGCACTTCATCCACGGGCATGCCGTTCTCAAGCGCCAGCCCCTTGGTCCAGCGCCGCCACTCCAGCCCACGACCGTTGCGCACAATGTCGTAGGCGGCAGCGGTGAAGTTACGCTGGAACTTTCCGGTCGCCTTGAAGAAGTGGCTGACCGACTCCAGCGCCTTGCCAATGTCCAGGTTTGCCGCCTTGGCCGCGTCTGCCAGGCGCTGTGCAAACGGTGGCACGGTGGCGCCACCCTCGAACATGCCGACCACGTTGCTGACGGCCGTCCACTTGTAGCGTGGCGTCTCGGTGAGCTTGTTGGCCCAGTGCACCGCGCGCAGCTGGGTGAGGCTGGGAATCTGGCCCACAATGCCGCTGATCGTCTTGCCCAGCTTCTTGAACGTGCGGGAGTTCTCGATCATCTCCGACCCAGCAGCCAACGTCTTGGCCGGGTCCAACGTGGGCGTCAGCTCACCGTAAACTTCCTTGGCCCGGTCGATGATGCCGCGCATGGCGCTGCCCGCCTCGGCCGCCTTGTCGCCACCCAGGCGTTCCATCCGGTCCACCATCCACTCGTCATACCAGGACGCGCCACCCTTGATGGCGTCGGTCACAAACTTGCCAGCGTTCTTGGGGATGGAGCGGCGCAGGGAGAATGGCAGCTCGCCCTGCTCCATGGGGAATCGGGCGGTCTTTGATTCAGTTGGGTAGAGATCATTGCGCAGCTCGCTGAGCTGCTGCCGATAGGTTGGATCGGACACATTCTTCACCGACCAGTCCAATATCTCCCTTCGTCCAAACGGAGTCCCGGCGGCCTTGCGAAAGAAATCCTTGATGGCATTTTTCTCGGAAGTTGTGATCCCGTAATGCTCGCCCATCATTGCGGAATCTGGACCTTTGGCGATGTAGTGCGTTGGCACCCAGTCCCATTCTTTTTCGGGCTCCGTGGCCATGCTCTGCAATCGCATCATGGCATCCCCATCATTCCTGACTGGACCCATAACCTCTGATCGGCGACCCATTCCGTCCAGCACCTTGCGGACCTTGTCCCAATCTTCCTTGTGGATATAGTCCGGCAACTCCTGAACTGTTCGACCCTCTCCACGGTTTTCGACATCCGGGTCCCAATACCGTTTGATTTTTTCCCGCCGCACCGACGACGGGCTCCACGGCTTGAACAGCTCCTGCTTGCCTCCTGGCCATTGATCCCAGGTGACCCCAATGTTGTGGTCCTCACTGATTCGTTTGAGTGCCTTGCGCTGCGACGGGGTGATGTCGTTGGCTTGCACAAACACGCCATAGTTTCTGTCCCGGTCCAGCGCAATGCGGGCGAATCCACGCTTATGAATCAGCTCGCTGGTGTCGGAGAATCCCTTGGTGGTGGACTTGTTGTCGGACGACTGAATGATCTTGTAGGCCCCATCCTCGTGGTCTAGCACCTTGTAAACATTCCCATCCCGATCCATCCAGTAGTTGGATGTCGGCGTGAACGGCACCTTCTTCTCCTGAGCGCCAGTGAGGTCGTGGACGTAGTCACGGCGGACGGAGGCGGGGAAGGACTGTTCGCCCTCTTCCCGCTTAATCCAGTCAGCCAAAACCTTCTTGGCCTGCTCGGCCAGCGGGATCGCCTGCCTCACCTTGTCCTGAAACTCACTCTCCGCTTGGCTGTCAGGACCGGGAATCTTGGTGGTGAACTCTTCATCACGCAGCCCTTGGCGCATTTGCTCGTGGTATATTTCAAACCAGTCAAGGGCCTGCTTGGCCATCTTCAAGCTCTGACCCTTATCCTTGTTCTCCAGCGCCATGGAGGCCGCCCTTTGAAACCTGCGGAACATATCGCTCAGGTTCTCCGCTTTACCAATCCAAGTCAGATCAGTGGGAATCTCGACGCGGCGCGTGGACATTGGTCCGCGCAGCTTCATCTCGGCAATGTCCGACGGGGTCATGTCACCAATGTTCTTGAGCGCCACATCCACCGGGACCACCTTGCCCCGCTTGCGCATGGTGCGAATGACGTTGCGCAGCGCCCTGTCTCGCATCTCCTCCAGCTGGTAGCCGCGCTCCTCCTTGATGCCGGCCTCCCGCTCACCGGGAGCTTCAGCCTTCATGCCCTCTGGGATGTAAGGCCGGTCAGCCCCCAGCTCACCCGACGGCGCAGCCTTGCGCTGGAACGGCCCGGCGAACACGTCCTGACGGGTGGGTGGCTTGATAGGCACCCGTGGCAGCATGGGCTTGTCTGACCCACGGCGAAACGCGCGGTGCAGGTTTGGGCTGTATTTGGGGGGAGTTTGAATCTCCCGTCCTACCTCGGAATTCCGAGGTAGAGATTCAGGCAGCTGGGAGCCGAACTCCCGGAGCATGGCTTTGACTGGAGTGGGCGACTGGTTGAACCACATCAGCCGGTTGGCCACGCGGTCAATGGTCTGCTGCTGGCTCAGCTCCGGGTCGCTGCTGATCTCCGGGTTCATCTTACGGCCGGCCTCAATCCGTTCTGAAATCTTGCGGAAGGCGTTGACTAGAACCACGCCGCGCGGACTGAGCTTCCGGCCCTCCTTCAAGTTCAGTTGCAGGTCCTCAATGGCGTCGCGCACCTCCCGGGTGGACTCATACTTGGAGACCATGAACGCCTCCAGCCGGCTCAGTGGCGCCTTGGAGTGCAAGGCAGGGTTGCGCTGCTCCAGGTCCATGTTGCCCGCCTTGGGTCCCTGGAACAGGCCCATGTTCCCTTCCAGACCTGCCGTGCCCTCCACGTCGTGCTGCTCCGGGTGCAGACCCTCTAGCAGGTTGTCACCCACCTCGGATCGCTCCTTGGCCTCCTGGCCAATGCGGTCTCGGAACTCAGCCATGCCAGTCAACTCCTGTCGCAGACCTTTGACTGGGTCCTTGAGCAGCAGGGTGGACACTGGGTGATACTTCTTGATAAACCCGGAGGTCAGCTCCCGGTAGGGACGGTGAGAACCCCGGACTTCCGGGTCGGTCACCATGGTGCGACCGGCGTCGTTGTAGACGGAGAGCAGGTGCACCTTGTTGTCCGGCCCCACAACAACCAACACCCGGCGGCTGGCGCTCTCGGGGTCGGTGTTCTTGCCGCGCGCCTGGTCCCGCAAAATCTTGGCCAGGAGTGGCGGTGTGATGTCGGGCACGTTGCCGTGAGCGTCGCGCTTGATCTCCAGGTCACCGGGGGTGATCTCGTAATACGAGCCCACCTGGGTCTTCTTGTTGGTGAAGTCCACGTCATCAACGGAAATCTCCGTGCGGTCCATGTTGGCCCGGCGGTTCTCATGCTTGTAGGACTCCCCGATCAGCTGCTGGGCAATGGCGCGGATGACCTTCTGGCGGTAGGCCGCCTGAGACACGCCGGCCATGCCGGCGCGCTCCGCCGGACGGTTCGGACGGTTGAGCACGCCGGACTCACCTCGGACCTTCTGCTGTAAATCTTCGATCTCGTTCTCAACCCGGATGACATCCTTGTCGTCGCTCGGAACTCCGGCGTCCTCCATGGACTTGAGCTGGCTTTGCAACTCGGTCAGCCGCTTCTTCGCCTCACCGCTGGCCTCCTTGAGCACCTCGCCCATGGGCACATGCGTCATGGGCCGCACGTCCGCCTTACGCCGCAGGGTGCGCGACTCGTCGCCGGCTGCCTCCAGGCTCCGACGCATGACAGTCGCCTTGTAGCGCAGCTCGAACGCCTGCTGCCGCAGCGCCTGGCCCTGGTCGGTGGCACCGAACAGCTCACCCTCCCGGGGCTTGGCCGACTCCTCGGTCACGTTCGCCTCGTAGTTGTCCGCATCCCGCAGCTTCTGCTTCGCATCCTCCTCCAGCTTCGCAATCCGCTTCCGCAAAATCTCCCGCTGCCGCATGGCTTGTTCGCTGGTGACCTCTGGCGCCTTCTCTGGCCCAGTGATGTCCCGCCGGCCCAGCGGGTCTTCACCCATGGCCCGGCTGCCATACTTGCCTTCCAGACCCAACGCCTTGCGCAGCTCAGCCAGCCGCTCGGGGGACGCCTTGGTCAGCTCACCCCACACCCGGTCAGCCCAGATTTCCTGGAGCTGCTCCTTCTTCACGTCCACCGTCACGTCCCGCATCTTCTTGGCGAACCGGTCGAAGCTGGGCCGCTCGGCCTCCACGCGCATGCGGCTGACCTTCTCACCGGGCGCTGGGTTGTTGCGACCAATCTCAGACTTGGCCTCAGCCATCTTGAGCTTGCCCTTGGCATTGGTGGGCCGGTTGATCTCGGCCTCTGCCTCCGCCTCCATGGTCTTACTGGTCAACCGGGGGAAGTTGGTGCTGGTGCGCTCCTCTGGCGGCACTGGCGTTGGCTGCTCGACCGTGCCGTGCTCACGCAGACCCAAGGTCTTCTTCAGCTCCTCGGGGATGGGCACGCCTTCGGCCTCCAGCTTGCGCAGGCGCAGCTCGGCAGCCTGCCGTTGCAATCGGTCCTTCAGCTTCTCGCCACGTCGGAGGGAGGCAGGGCTGAATCCTTGCTGATCTGTTCTATTAACAATTTCTCGGTGGCGCAGCCTGCCCACCCACTCCAGAGCCTGCTCCAGATTGTGGATTCCAGGACTCAGGTCCATCAGCTCGTCGGGCATCTTTACTGAGAATTCGGACGGAGGAGCATCTTCGTGGTAATTTGTGCCCTCCTTTTCATCAATATCATGGATTCGATCCATGATGAACGACTCAAGTTTGTCAGCCTCCTCACGCAGCTCCTTGGGCTTACCCATCAACGTGCTGACGAAGTGAATGCCCTGCTCTACCGTCTTCAGGTGGTCCTCAATGTCTCCTTCGGTCTTGCTGTAATCCGGGCGCCGCACGGACGCTGGCTGCTGCTGGCTCTTCACGTAGAGGTCGTAGTTGCCAGCGGCGGCCTTGTGCTCGCCCTTGGTGGCCCCTTGCAGCGCACCACCGTAGAAGTTGGAGCGACCAAACGCAGCAGCCCACTTCTTCTCCTTGGACTGGTCGTAGCCACCCTCGAAAATCTTGCCCATCTCTTCCTGGGCCTGGTTGTAGCTCTTCTCCAGTGCGGGCACGTCGTCCTTGCCAAGAGTGATGCCGTATTCGATGCCGGCCTTATGCCCCAGCTTCGATTGCTCCTCCGGCGTCATGGCCTCCACGTCGCTGCGCCGCACGCTGAACGGCTGGTTCTCCCGGTCAACCCCAGCCTGCTCCTTAACGGTGTTGATCTTGTGCCACACCGTCTCCAGGATGGCGTTCTGCAAGTTGACCGGCTTGTCTTTGTTCTCACGGGCCGCCACCTCGCGCACGGCCTGGATGATGTTCTCAATCTTGAGCAGGCCAGCGGTCAGCTCCCGGTGTAATCCGGCTGACGAGGAGGCCAGCTCCGTGGGCTTGATCCCCATCAACTGCTGAATCTTGGCCCGGATCATTTCATGCCCCAGCTCAACCTCAGAAATCTTCTTACCCTCTTCCAGTGTTCGGCCGCTGGCGGTGCCAGTGTAGCGGCGGACAGCTGCCTCCTTCTCAGCCAGGGTGGCGTTGCGCACGAAGTCCACAGCCTGCTTGTCGGTGACCATGCCGTGGATGTTTTCCTCCGCCAGCAGCGACTCCAGGTAGGCCTTGCGACGGGCGGGCTTGATGCCCGACATGACCAGCGACAACTCTGCCGGGTTGATCACCACCTTGCCGGCCTTGGTGTCGTAGTAGGCCACGCGCCCGGTGTATTGGTCGTGACCCATCCCTTCCTCAGTCTGCTCCCGCCAGTCAATGCCCTGCTCCTTGGCCACCTGATCCACCATGGCCTTCTGCTCAGGCAGCAGGACGTTCTTCTCGGCTCCGGTCAGGAACTCCAACGCCTTGAGCCGGTCGGCCTGCTCCGGGGTCAGCGTATCACCTTTCTTCACGGCGTATTGCAGCCGGTCCAACTCGCCCAAGTGCTCGTCAGTGAGCTGCGCCTTCTCCCGCAGGTGCTTTCGGAAAGCCTCACGGGTGATGTTGAACTCCACCTGCTGCCTGGTTATGTCGGCGTCCAGGGCGTTCTGGCGGTATTCCTTCACCTCCGCCTTGGTCATCCCGCGCGGCATGATGGCGTCGATCAGCGCCATGCCCGCAGCGGCTTCCCCGATCCCCTCATACCACGGGTGCTCATTGCTCAGGTTGGCTGCGACCTGAGTGCCAGCGCCGAACGCTGCACCCTTGGCGGTGTTGGCCACACGGCCAGCCAGCCACCGTTTGGTGCCTTCGTAGGCCAGCTTGTCCAGCGCGGTGTCACCAATGCTCTTCAGCGGCTTGGGCAGGAACTCGAACAGGAGACCCTGCATGGTGCCGTTCTGCACCGCCCGCTTGGCGGCCGTGTCGGCTGCGGTGCCAGGGTCAGCCCCTTGCTTGATCAGCTCGTCATATCCCTGGGTCAGCTGCTCACCGGCCGTCTGCAACCCGAACACCGCCGGTGCCAGAGGACCCGTCAGCACGGCAGGCAGGAAGCCACCGGCGCCCTCACCGAGCTTGGTGGGGATACCCTCTGGGTCCACGTTGACGAAGGACTCGCCGGCCGTGTCGTGCATGCCCTGGCCGAACTGGAAGAGCGGACCAGCCTCCAGCTCCTTCCTTTTCTGCTCAGGGGTCATCGCAGCGCGCTTCTTATCCCACTCGGGATCGAACTCCATGTCGTTCAGAATCCCAGGTGGAGTTGAAGCGGCCAGCGCGTCGAGACCTTGCAGTGCCCGGCCTGTGGCCTTCCAGCCAATGCGAGCCGCAGCGGTGAATGGGCTGGCCAGGTAATCGGTCAGGCCAACCTCACCACGGGCGGCAATCTCCGCCTGCTGGTCAGCCAGCTGGGCCTTGGTCGGTCGGGCGTCCTTGCGTGCCTTGGCGTAGATGCCTTCCAGCTCTGGGCTGGTGGGCGACGGCGGCGGGTTGAGGAAGTAGTTGCTGGTGTCCTGTGGAGCTACCTCGGAATTCCGAGGTAGAGCTGGAGCAGGGGCTTTAGCCACGGCGTTCGTGTCGGCCTCGAACTGCGACCAGTCCACTCCTGCGGCGGCCGCACTGTCGTCAGCGGTAAATTCCGACCAATCGGTTGGCATCTCATTCTCCCATGGTGTCCTCACCCGAGGTTTCCTGATCTTGTTCCGGACTGGAATCCATTAACACAGGACGACCCCCTATGACACGGTATTTGTCACCGGTCTTTTTGTGGGTGATGACCTGACCCTCATGGAACTGGGGCGTCTCGCTGGCGGTCTTCCCACCAGCTGGGTTGAGCTGCTGGCGCAGTGACTCGATCTGCGCTGTGCGGGCATTGTATTGGTCGGCCGCTTTCTGCTGGCCAGGGGTCAGCTTACCACCACGGTCCAGCTTACTCTGGGCGAACATGCCCACCTTATCGGCCGCCATGACCCGCTCCAGGGATTTGATCTGGTCCGCAATGGACTTGCGACCGGCCTGCTCCTTGGAGAACTCGAAGCGTCGCTCGGCCAGGTCGCCGGTGGAGCGAGACGTGTCGATGACCCGACGGGTGTGCGGGCCAGTCTGGATGGTCTTGAAGCGGCCGGACGGATCGTTGCCCACATCCATCAACTCAGCCGGCGGCATGGCTTGGTCAGGATTGTGCAGCAGGCTGGTGTAAGCCCCGCTGGGCAGGTGAGCACGCGGTCCCATTTCGAGAGCCACCTGCTTGGGGTCTTCACCACCCTGCACCCGCTTGGACCACTCGCCCTCGTCAGACAGCAACCGGGCGTCCTGCTGCTGCTTGAGCTGAAGTGTCTTGCCGGCCTGCTCAATGCGCAGCTGGTCCATCCCGATGCGCTGCTGGTTGTATTGCTCCTGAATCCGTAGCTGCTGCTCGTGCAGCATGGTCTGCTGCTGGAGCTGTTGCTGCCGTGCTTGGAACTCCATGTTGTTCTGCACGGCGTCCTGCTGGAGCTTCTGCTGGGCGAGCTGGAGCTGCTGGGCGTGCTGGGCCGCCTCCATGTCCTGGGCCCGGTCGCGCTGCGCAGCGGCCACCCCACCCAGGTAAGACTCCGCCAGGTTTGGCTTGGGAGCGTAAGCGTTGAAGTCTGGAATGATCATAACGGTTACTCGAACATGAATGCGTTGTCGGGATTACTGGCGTTAATCTGGTTGAACGGACCACCCCAGTCCTGGTCGGCCCAGCCGGCTGGCATGTTGGGGTCTTGATACAGGTTGGCCCAGTCCACACTGCCGCCATATTGACCGCCTTGAGCGAAGGTGTGAGACAACGGATCGAAGTCCTGGGTGCCACCGTAATTGGGCTGTTGCATCTGGCCACCTCCCATCCAGTTATTGGCTGCTGCGTTGTAGCCACCCTGCGGGGTGATACCACCCCATGCTGGTCCGCCCACCGAGGTCATGCCCGGGTTACCGTTCCACACCCCGCCAGTGAAGCTGCCGCTGTTGAATCCCCCACCACCCAGAGCCAGTGGTGGAGTGATGGGGCCGCCCTGCGGCGCGTTGCGCTGCCCCTGCTGCGCCTGACCAGCTCGGGCCTGAGCCAGCTCCTGGGCCGCCAGTGTCTGCGGAATCTGCAAGGACAGCGGGTTCCACAGCTGGGGCACGGGCGTGTCGGCAATGGACCGGCTCAACTCCTGGCTGCCCTGGCCCATCATCCCCAGCGAGTTCAAACCCAGCGCGCGCAGGTAGGCTGCGTTGGCGTTGTTGGACCCGGGGCTGCCGGTGGCAATACCACGCTCGGCTGCCTGCTGGGAAATCTGATTGATCACGTCCTGTGGCAGCTGGCCCTTGAGCATCTGGTTCGTGTTCTGCGAACGCTGGGCCACGTTGGTCGCATACTGCGGCAGGTTGGCCTGGAACGGCTTCAACGCCTGACCAGTCATGAAGTCGTTCGCCTCGTTGGCGAGGTCCGTGTATTGGAGTTGGTTTGGCATAGACTATATGAGTGAACCGATCTTCTGTCGTTGCAGCCGGGCGCTCCCGAAGGGTCGGAAGGTCACCGCCGCGTTGTCAATCCCGAGGTAATGCGCCAGCTCACCGTTGAGCAGTCGGATGGCCTGCTTGTGGTAGTTGTTGTCCTTGGCCATGGCGGCGTTGGCGTCCATCTCCGACATGCGGATGGCCTGGCACTCGCAGATGATCGCCTCCTTGCTCTGAATGAGCGTGTAGTCGGTCATCGTCTTCACGGGGATCAGCTCCAGCTTGGCAATCGCCGTCACCTGGATGGTGTCCGGAATTCCGGGGACCGTCGGGCAGCCGCAGCAACTCCACGGCAGCGAGTCGAAGTAGTAGCGCCGGTAGCTGGCGGTCGTCTCGCTGGGCTGCATGGTCAGCAGCAGGATTTCATCACCGGTCGTAGGGTCGTGCTGGTAGATGCGGACCTCGCCGAACGTCACGTCCTTCTGGATGCCTTGGATTTCACTGAAGGTCTGCAACGAGGTAACGGACGGTGACTGCAAGATCGAGAACGCACCGCGCACGTTCTGCTCCACGTCGAGCGTGTAAATCTGGTTGCCACTGGCGTCCAGACCCTGGAACAGGATGCGCTTGGTGCCGTCGTTGTCCAGCGGGTTGGAGGCGTAGGCCGTCAGATACTGCGGCGAGTTGGTCATGTTGATGGACGTGACCGCGTTGTTGCGGCTGAACGCCTGGGTCGCACACCCGAACCAGCCGTTGCCCTGGTTGAACTGCTTGGGCAGTCGGCCGTTGCCGAACCGCAGGTATTCAAAGAACTGGTTCTGCACGAACACCGGCACGTTGCAGATGTTCAGCGCCTCGATGCGCGCGACCTCCCGTGGCAGGGTGATGTATGGCGAGCAGCGGCTCACGTTGAAGGCGATCTCCGCCCACGTGCCCCACCATCCCTCGTCCCGGGCCTCCACCGCCATGAGCAATCGCTCCTGGGCCGAGTTCACATAGTTGGCGATCTGCGGGTAGTCGGCCTGGCAGAGGCCGAGCAGTGAAGGGAGGCGGCTCTCCATCAGGGCTTGTAGTGTGAGGCGTTGCATAATTATGGGTGCGTCAGCGGCGTGATGGTGAAGTTGCCCAAGCTGAAGGCGCTTACCGACGGAGTGGGGAATGCCAGCAAGGGTATCTTAATATCAACGATGGTGACGGCATTGGCTGGAAGCAAAGCGGTCACAACGAACGGAGTAAATGGACCAGTCACCAAATCTTTTACGTCCGTTGCCACCCCCACCCCGTTGAAGTATAACTGAACTTGAATGAGGTGTGCGAATCCACCGTCCACCAGCCCTGCATCATCCCACGGAACAGTAATCGTCATGTTGTAGGCAGCACCAGGATTGCAGATGACGGATTTGATGTCGATAGAACCGAATAAGCAGGTAGTTAGGTTTGACTCCACGAAAAATGTCCCAGTCCCGGCCGCTGCCGTAAAAATGCCGCATGGTGGCATCTCCATCGTGTTACCAAACACATCAAGAGGTTGTTGGGTCCAGACCATGTTCTGGATGTCACTGGGATTGCCCATGCAATCGAAGCCACCACCAGCCACCGCCATAGTGAAGTCGCGCGAGCATGAGATGCTGGCGTCGGACACCTTCACCGTGAACGATGCGCTGGTGGCCAGCGTAGGAGTGCCAGAGATGATTCCGCTGGTAGCGTTGAGCGTCAGACCGGAAGGCAGCGCGCCAGCAGAGATTGTGTAGTCGAACACGCCGTCGGGAGTGCCGTCCAGGTTGAGCGCCTGCGAGTAGGGCGTGCCCACGGTGGCGGCGGCCAGCGCCGTGTCGTTGGTGATGCCAAACACTTCCAGGGAATAAGCCTGCTCGGCGTAGCCGCCCACGGAGTCGGTGACTGCAATGGTGAAGGTGAATGTGCCACCGGCCACTGGAGTGCCAGTGATCTCGGCGAACGTGCCATCCTGCTCCAGCGTCATGCCGTCAGGCAGGAATCCGCCCACCACTCCAAAGACAAGCTCACCCACAAAGTTGGTGGCGGTAAGGGTGCAGGTGGAGTCCTGCTTGAAGCAGATTCGTGTGGGTGACAACGCTGTGAGGCAGATGGCTGCCTGGTTTGCGTGGTTGCGTGCATACGATAGCGCGAAGGCGTTGGCCTGAGCGGTGGACGACGCGAAGAACGAACCTGCCCCAACCTCATAGGTGAACACGGAACCATTGGCACAGGTGAAGGTGGCGACCTGGCGCTGGTTGGGGAACACGTTGCTGGGCGGACGCACGACCGGCATGTTGGGGTCCTGCGGGATGATCGGAGCCTGCGGCCAGTTGACTGAGTTGCACAGCGCGTTCTGGCGCCCGGCACACAGGTCTGCATCCGCCTGGGACGTGGACGAGAAGCAGTAACCCACGCAGCTGACCGCGTAGAAGAACTTGCCCAGCGGCGGAACGAACGGGGTGTAGCGTCGGCCAATGAACACGTTCACGTCCGGCGCTTCCGACGACAGGTTCAGAAACGGGTTGTCATCCACCGGGCTGAGACCCCGGCTACCCGGTGCGCCCGGCGTGCAGATGATGCAAGGAATGGGACAGGCGATTGGCATATCAGCACTGGATATTTGCGTAGAGCTTGCGTTCCACCTTGGCGGCGTGCAGGTAGAGCCCACGGATGCGACAGAACCCCGTCACGACCAGACGAGGTTGAAACTGGTAAGCGATGTCAGCCGGCCGCGCTGTGGTGGTGCACACGTTCTGCGGCGGCCGAGGGACTGTCATGGTGGAGAAGTAGGACTCCCGACAGGGCACGATTGGATAACCGATTGGTGCCTGCACGGACTCCTGGGTGTTCTGCGTGGAGCACCGCTTCCACGAGTGCCATTGCAACCAGCATGGCGAACCGTCCGGACGGTATTCGAGGGTGAAGAGCACTTCGCCCACCAGCCGGTCCACCCAGATTTCAGCCGACAGGAGGCGTTTTAATTCCAGCTCGTTGCCCCAGGTGAAAGCTGGGAACTCCATGGCGAAGGTGATCCTGGCCTCACCATTGAGGCCGTAGTCGAACTTGGTGCCGGCAATGTATTCCCACAGCTCGATGCCCTGGTCCAGCCGGGACCGGATCGTGGGGAAGCACCGTTCCCGGCCACCGAAGTCACCAGTGTTGATCTGGAAGAAATCCAGGCCCTCATACATCCCTTCCCAGTTGGGATTCTTCTGCGAGTTGAACGAGCTGATGGGCACGAAGTCCATGGGGATCAGCGCATGGCTCACAATGCCCTGGTCGGTGGACACCGGCAGGGAGGTCTGGAGCATGCGGTTGTCGTAGTAGCAGCCGCTGGAAAACTTGAGGAGCGC